AAAGCCACTTCTTTATAATCAAAGAACGTCATAAAATTATCCATCTATTCACTAAAACATAATGATTCATCTTCTTTTTGAAAGTATATATCTCCTAATATACTGTCATAAAAAGTGATAAAAGTATTAGGCTATCCATTAAAAGGTATCCATGATTTATTATGTCTATGATTACCTTTATATAAAGAATTCATATAACTTTCAAATCCTTTTATTTCCGATAGATTTTCTATGGTGTTAGTATATCTACATAAAGATTTGTTCATATTATCCATAAAATAAATACCTTTAGGAGTATCTTTAATAGACCATTTATTAGATGTACCTACTTTATCACTAATATATCTATATCCCTGTAACTTTCCACCATTACTTATTTCTATAGGTACACCATCACTAACAGGTATTTGAACTCTTTCATTAAATAATATATGAGCTATGGCTCTATCTTGAAAAGCAAGTATTGAATCATCAAATTTTCTAATAGCTTTAATATTTCCTTTATCTCCCAGTAAATCTAAAGTATTAGCTGAGGTTATATTACACCATGTGTCTATAAGTTCACTTGGATTTTTAGTTTTTGAAATTATAAGCTAAGAAGGAAAATATGAAGTATCATATAAATTACTATTATGATAAAATACAGGAAAGAAATTATCTTGCTGATTATATGCAGAATTCATTAAGTTAAAGTTAGTGTTTCTAACTATTGTATTCTTTGTTGTATGTTTGTTTTTATCATATCTACCATCAATATTAACTCTTGTTTCTACCATAAAAGATAATATTTCCACTATCTTATTCTGATCATCTTCACTTTGTGGAACAGTCTTTAAACAATCATATCTTTGATAATAAGTATCTCCCTCTTTAAAAGTACATTCTATTAATCCGTCTTTAATATTTTCACTGTCTCCTGCAACATACCATTTATTATCGGCTAATGCTTCTTCACTATCTCCACCAAATAAATTTGATAGTTTATGTGGAGGGTTTCTATAATATTCACCCATCCATAAATAACCATAACCAATAGTTCTTATATGATCAAATTCCCATTCTTCTCCATTAAAATTATTTTTTACATCAGTAATTGAATAACCTAAAGAAGGATCGGCTAATTCTGAAATTCCATTAATAGCCTAAGAAACATTAATATATTTTTTATCTATTCCTTTATATTTATCATCCCAAAAAGTAAAGAAATTAGTTATACTGTTTTCAATGTCTTCAGGATAATTAGCAACTAAATGAGTACCGAATTTTATACTTTCATCAGACCATACGGATACCTCATTTGTATTATTTATAATTGAAGGAAGAGTAAATTGTTTATGTTCTTTAGTATCTAATACGGATACCATATGAGAATTTGATTTATATTTAATCTGTACAGGTTTATTACTATATAAAATATTTGATATTAAACCGTCTCCTAAATTTAAATGTGGTGTTCTTCCTACACCATCTGTATAACAATACTGAGCACTTCTTTTAGTATATATATCACCACCATTCCTACCATTATTACCCCATCTTTTATTAACCCTTACTGAAGCCAGTGTTTCAAGAATAGATGACTAACTCTTGATAACACTGTTTTGAAATGAACTATCTGAATAAGAATCATTAATCTATGGGTCTTCTGATCTCAATATATTAGTAGAAAATTCTAAATATCTTTTTGAAATACATAGGGGATATTTACCTTTTATGGGAAATAATCTACCTTCAATAGTTTTAAAATGGTAACCATCTCTTAAATTCCATCTGCTATCCTGTATAGCTATATCGTTTAATGGTCTATAAAGTACATAAGATAAATCTCCTTTATCTGTACTTCCTTCCACATAATTATCTATCTACTAAATAATATCACTTGTTCCATATCCCACATAATCTGCTGAATTATCAGAGCCTATTACACTGACTGTATCTACATTACCTTTATAGATTAACCAATTATATTTGTCTTTTATATCATTAGGACTTTTTAATTTAAGTAAAACTTGTCCTTCATCATTCCATAACTGATTATCTATTACAGGCAAATCACATAAATGTTTTCCTTTATTATTAATATATTCATAGTTAAAATATGCTGTATTTGATGATCTTCTTGCATTAGCTAATATTTTACTATTAAGAAATGAATGTGCTTCTCCTTTTCCTCTCATATCATTTAGTAGGGAAGAATTTGAATGAAAAGGATACACAGGAAACATAAATCTTAAATCGATTTCTTCTTTATTTGTATCATTTTCTTTTTTACTATTCCATCCGGAATCATCATCAGGAAGAAGTATTACTCCTACAGTAGTTTCTACTTGAGCTTGAAATGCAGCAAGATTACCATCACCTCCTCCTTCCTATGGATTAGGATCATATTCTATCCAATTACTATTAGGAACACTGATAGCATTACTGAATGCTTGTGAATTAATATAATTTACTACTGTTCCAAAGTCATCTGAAGGAAATAATACATCGGTTAATGTATATATTCCACTTTCTCTATTAAACAAAATAATCTTACTTCCTGTAAGAGGTGATCTCTATCTATAAATAGCATTACCATAATAAGGACTGTTTGAATTATAAGTAAAGAATATAGGATTAAAATCAAAAGCTTGTTTAGGTATAGGTACTGCCTCTCTTTTTAAGTAATCATCACCACTTGCAAATCTAATATTTCTACGTCTAAAAGGTTTAGCAGTACCATTATCATCAATCCATCTTTTAGTTAGTAAGTTATTCCAATGATATATTTCAACAAACCTTCTTCTATTCTTACTTACATAATTAGTTCCTATATTAAATAATCTATCGTGATATTCTAATGAAGTGGCCTTCATTTTCCACCCCATCATATTAATATTTTCAGAATTAACATTAAAGGGAAGAAGCCCTGTATTCTATACATTCATGGGAGTGCCTTTCAAATCAATATAACTATCGGAATTATTGCTTGTTAAAGGTACATAACCTACTATTCTAAGATTTAAATCTTCAAAAGTTCCTGATTTATAATTATTATTAAAATCAATTTCAGGAGAGTTCATAGTAATAATAGATGAATCTACATAATAATTATGTGATCTTTTTTGTACAAATTCCTCTATTAATGCTTTCTTTCTGTCCTTTAAATCATACAGGTAACAATTCTCTGAAGCCTATAAAATAAATCTTCTTCCAGCATCTTCAAAATAATCATTGTCAAAATCAGTTTTCTTTATATCAAATACATGATGTTCATATATATGTTTATTATACATATTTTGAATTTCACATCCTCTTTTATAATTAGGATATAATTCTCCATTATGTCTAAACTGGATATGACTTCCATAAGTAGCTAAATCCTAAGTATAATTATTATAATTACATCCTTCAGAAATATTAATTTCAAAATTTAAGGAGGTTATGTCATTATTGCCTAAATAAAAGTGACCAAATGAATTTAATTCTATTAAAGTATTTCTGAAATCATCATCACTCTCTGAATAAAATCCATGAACACTTTTTCTGTTTTTAGCTGATCCATCAATTTTTCCTATATATCCTTCTATACTATCTAAATTAGTTAAGTCTAAATTAAATCTTTTAATTTTTTTAAAGTCAAATTCTTTAAATGAGGGAAAAGGTCTAAAGAAAGGACTTGACTATGAAAAACAAGTATTTAAATATCTGTCCTAAGCATTAAAAATAGTAGGATTAAGTACTCCTTGAGTAAATACTAATCTTGACTATTCTTCAGGAAAAGATACTACAGCTCTTACTTTAACATAATCATTATCTTTTAACCACTACGTATTTGTATATTTATTATATTTTATTTCTGGTATTTGTATGTCTATCTTTTCATAATTAGTTTTTATAGGAGCTTTAATAATATAATCTCCTATATGTACTACATCACTCCATTTTCCTGATTTATGCTAAAACTATAGTCCTAATCTTACTGCTTCTTGATATTTAAAATGTTTAATCTATCTTGAATTAAGATTAAGTGAAAATAAAGAACTGTTTGTGTTGCTCTACTTCAATACTTCATATTTATTATATACATAATGTAATTCATTCTATGTATTGTAAGATATTTCATTTAAATATGATTTAAGTTGTTTCTTAACATTCGAATCTATAAACTTTCTTTTAAGATGTATATCCCCCATAAATAAAGTACCATCTTTATGAGCAAAAGTTGAGGGAATTAATTCTTCTCCTCCAGCATATAATAAATAAGTAGAATCAACTAACATACCTGTTTTACCCGTATCATAAAAAGTGTTTACAGCATTCTTTACAGATATTTGACCTACATTTTTAACTACTGGCTAACCATTGTAAGTAGCCCTATGAATTGAATAGATATTTAAAAAGTCAAATCTCCTATCAGGATTTTTTATGTCTATTTTAAATACACAATTACATATTTCATCAGGAGAAGCACCTCTTTCAGGATGAGTAATATAATATATAGGAGTTACATGAAATATATTACTTTCCTATCCATAAAGATTATAATAAGAAAAAGCATACTATATAGTTCCTGACTAAAAATGTCCTGAACCATATATTTTTTCAACTTTAATTTGTTCATTAAGTTCTAAGAAAGGAACAAAATTAAGCATACTTCCTTTAGGATTATTTTCCCTTATTATATTATTTTTTTGTATAGCAGAATTTGAAATATTAATCATTCTTGCCTGATTTTTACCATCTACAAAATATACTTTCTATATATCTTTAGATTCATATACTCCTACAGTTTCAATAGGATAGTTTTCATCAAATCCTAAATTACCTTCAAATAAAAAATAATAATACATTATATCATTTTCCATGTGTAATCTGTATATTCTATCCGTATTATATTCTTTTGTAAATAAGGTAAGATAGTTATTCAATACATTTTGTCCTATACATTTACCTGGAAGATAATGTTGCTAAGTAGTCCACCCGTGAGTTTTATTAAGTAAAGTAAAAGGTAAATGTCCTTTTTCATTAGTACAAGATAATAATGTATTATCATCATTGCATGTAATCCTGATATTGCGATTCTCATAAGCAAATTCTTTATTAAATTTACTTGGAGAAGCATCTCTTTGCATTCCTCTTATAATATATTGCTATTGTTTCAACATAGTATTAATAATTTAAATGTGTAAGTTTGTTGGGTAGGTTCATAGTTGTCTTATGTATTATGTATTACTAATTTCTATGATCTGTTTATATTTCCATAACCCTTATGGAAATTATATTTATCAGGAATAACTGTTCCTTGAATATTAGCTATATTCTACATAGTTCCATCATTTAATTCATGCTGTGAACTCTGATACTAACCAACTTCCCAAGCATATTTCTAACAAGCATCTTCATATACATCTATTTTTATCTCTCCTAAATCATAAAGAATTGAAAATTCCTCTTTCTTTATATAACTGTACAGTGCCTTTTGAAAAAAAGAGTTTTCAGGAATAACAGGTAAATCATCTTTATCTGTTGCTATAGCATAATATTCTAAAGTAACATTTCCTTCTTCTATAGAAGTCTATAATTTTCTATTTACTACTTTATAAGTAGGAATAACATTTTTATCTTTTATTCTTATAGAAGTTGAAGGAAGCATTTCATAATTATTATAATGTATGCTTTTTATTTTAAAGAAATCACAAGGTAACTATGCTACATAATTATTTACTTCAAGATTAGTTTCTTTTTCTTGTAAATCTTTAAGTACCCTTGTTTTTTCCATGAATTCTACTGTATAATCAATTACAGTATCCAAAGATAATCTCTTTAATAATGGATGTCTGGATAATTTATCTAAAATAACTCTTATATTAGCCATAGTATGTATTATATATTAATTTCATTTTTTAGTGTTTCATTATATTCGTCGATCTTATCTTTCAATAATCTTGAAGGTTTAAATTTTAGTTTGTCATATAGTCTTGTACCACATTTAAAATATATCTTATAATCTCTTTTTATATAGGAATATATTACTTTCTTCTCTCCTGTTTTCTAAAATCTATCCACTGTTTTAGGATAATTGATACATTTTTTATACTTACCATTATAAGTGATTTTATTATTATGTTTTATAGATATTTCTCCTAAATAAGGTATGGTAAGATATTGATACTAACATAAACTTTCAGTCATTAATTCAATAGCTCTACTAAAAAGTTTATAAAATTCTTTTTCACTTATTGAATTTCCTCTTTTATTTTTTTCTTTACAATTCTTCCTACAATATCTAAAATAATGATAAGCATATAGTACTTTATGATATCTACCGAGTTTAGTTTGTTTTACAGGTTCTACAAAGAGTTTATTATAAGTAGTTCTAAGTATTCTTTTATGATTAACTATTACATATTTACTTAGTTTTTTCTTTCTTTTTCTACCTGCTTTTTTATGCCTTCCTCTCTTTGATTTCTTTATAACTTCTTCACCTTTTCTTGGTCTTCCTCTTTTTCTTTTTGTAATAATATTACTATTGTTTTCCTATTTAATATCATTACAATTAGGCCTTATTTCCACATATCCCCCAAACCCTACCTTATTTCCATCCATATTTGTACTATATTATCTATACTGTCTTTTAGTTTATATTTTAATTTATCTTTCAGCTAAATCATCTTTTGCATTATTGTTTTCATCTTCTTTATTATATAAAGATTGATAAAGTTCTCTTCTTACTCTTTCAAGTATAGATGGAACTAATGCCATTTCTACAGGAAAATCTCTTTCAAGTATATCACATATAGTATCAAAATTTTCTTTATCACATAATAAATCTTGTACTTTTTCAGGGTCTTCAAATATGGCTGATAATTTTATTTTTTCAAGATAAAGAAACTGTGGATTATCAGATTTTAAATACACATAATTGTCTGGAGCTATAGTAGCATAAATAATATTTTTTAGCCATTTATTATGTCCTACCCATCTAAATCTATCTACTGAAACATATGATATGTTACTATTAAAATAATCCATAATAGTAACTTGAATATCATTATGATGAAGATTTAAAATTTTAGGAAGTTTATTTACGCTTCTAAGATAAGTCCCTTCTTCACATACTTCTCCTGAAATAGCCGGAACTTCAATTAAATCTAAACATAATAATTGTTTATTTGATTCATCAAGTTCTTTTTTAGTTCTTTCATATTCTTCTTTAATAGCTAAAGCTCTATACTTATTAAGTAAGAATATAACATGATTTTCATTAAAATTAGCATCATCGGATGTTAGTTTCAATTGATCAAGAATCATATAAACAGCTTCTCCGTAAGTCATGATATTATTATTTTGTTTTATTACATTTTCTATATTCAGGATAAGACATTAAACAGGAAGTTCCATATTTACACTCAAGTAAAGAACTCATCATTTGATAGTCTTCCTAAGTTATTATACATGCAAAGTTAGTAATAATATCTTGAACAATAATCATAAGCATCATATCATAAGTATGGTCATAACTCATATAACCATAATTCGATAAGGTCTTAAAGTACTAATCTAAAGAGTTAAATATTTGATTATCCATTACATCCACAATTTGAATTTAACTTATTTCCTTTTAAAGGACTTCTTGAAAACTTCTTCCATAATTCTACTAAAGAAGAATAATTACAAGTTTTTTCAGCTATTTCTATGGCTTTCCATCTAAGATACCAATTAATAAAATGTTTAGGCACTTCACAACAATTCAGTTCTTTCATATAGCTTATAATCTTATGATATATATCATATTTATTATAAGCCACTCCTATAGTAACTTCTTTATCCTAAGTACATGTAGGAATAACATTCCCAGCATCTTCTTTAATGAATTTTACTCTTACATATACAAACAATAAATCACCTTTTTTAATAGAGTAATTAGTAAAATCTATACTTGTCAATTCTAATCTAACTTGTTTTATCTTCTTTTCTTTGTGTATTTTTAAAGAGAAAGGAGTTTTGTTATTACTCATAGTTTGAGTATCAGTGAAATTCTAATATGGTTCTATAAATATTTCATCTATATAAAATCCTTTAAAAGGCATAGACTAAGATATGGATGCTTCAATAATAACTTTCTTATTATCAGGAGTTATTTGTAGCTATTTAAAGTGTATCATACTATATTAATTTATATGTTATTTTTATTTATTATTAAATACAAAAATAAGGATAGCAGAATTAAATCTACTATCCTTAAATACTTTACTTAGTTAAAATTAATTATCACGGTAATTGTTTATCGGCAGGGAGAACAGTATTAATACCTGTTTTTACATCATCACTTAAATTAGGTTTAGTTGTCTCATCCATTACTATAGTAAGAACAACTTCAGACCTGTCAGAATTAATACCTTCACCAGATTGATAATAACCAATGTCAAGAATATCAAATTCATGAGAAGGATCAACCATTAATGCCGATTCAAACATTTTAGGATAATGATGCTATGCTCCACCAGTACGATTATTATAGAAGAAATATTCCATGTCAGCTACCAACTTACCATCTTTAACAGTAGTAGTAGATGCTTCTTTGGTTATTTTAGCCCACTGAATAGAAGTTCCGGATATTTCAATTGGCTATGTTTCTATAATAATATTATTACGATAATAACATGATTCACCCAGTTTCCAATAATTTTCAGTCTCTTCAATAGTAATTGAAGTAGCATCAAACGTAATTTTAGCCATAGGATATTTTTCACGTTTAAAGTTACCTTGAAGACTTTCTGCAAGAGCTTTAATAAGATTAGCAGTAGTCATTCCTGCAAATGCTTTAGCCACACCATATTTATACATTTGACTAAGTGGACCTGCATTCTTGTAATTAGCAAAAAGTACAGAAATCATATATTCTTGACCTACTACAGGATTACCACCATTAACAGCAGTATCAAGAATAATTTTGTACTTAGCCATTTTAGGATTAAGAGCAGCAGCTTTAGTAAGCCTTACCCATTTTACTTTATCCTTTTTAATTACATCACTACGAGTAACTCCATCATGTCCTACATGATTAATATAAAAGTCACCTTCTTTATCTTTACTTACACTAATAGTTCCCATAATATCTGTAGATGTTACAGGAGTGTTTTTAAAATCTTTAGCTACGTAAAGATGTCTTACTTGATTTTGAGAAAATACTACCATTCTATTAAGTATTTAGTTAAACAATAAGTTATTAAATTTCTTTTTAATTATTAATTTTCATTTCTGTAATTTCTTTCCTACTCTTGCTATTTCTATCTTACTAAAGCCTGATTAATACTAAATTTATTTGAAGCTAATAATACAGCTCTTTCAAGAATATCTCTATGTATTGCAGGATTTAATTCACATTCAGTTATATTACTTTTTCCATCAATACTTAAAGGATGAATACTATTATTTAAATCAACGAGTATAATAGGTTTTGGTTTAATTATATATTTATATCTATATTGATTAATATTTTTTTCCGATACTAATTCTATTAAATTATTTCCTATATCTACTCTTAAAGCAATTCTTTTCCCTTTAAATTTAAATGGATTTCTAATAATTCTATGGAATCTATCATAAGTTACAGGAGTTACAGGAACAGTAATAACAGAATCACATATAGAATTATTGATATCTGTTTCAGCTTCTTCATAAATAATAAACCAGGTATCATCCTTTATTTTAAAAAATTGTCTTCTAATATTATCTAATGCTCTTATAGTAGGAATATTTTCTTTAGCTGCTACTCCGAATTTAATAAGAGTATCTAAATATTTTCTTATTTCTTCCTTTTCTTCAAAGCTATCTCCAAATACATTCTTTCCTGTATAATATTCTTTAATAATCTATTCCTAAGCAGTAGTAAGTAAAACCGATTTTTCATATTCATCAAGTTCTACCGAAGTAATACTTTCTGTATTACCATAAGATTTTAAATCTCTGTAACTATTTAATAAAATATCAAATTCATTACTAAATTCTACTGTAGTCATAGTTATTCGGTTCTTTGATTAACAATTAAAGTACTTTGTAAATCTGAATGCTTATAATCAGCCTTAGCAATTTCAATGGCTCTTCTTACTATTTCTCTATGAAGAGATTCATCAAGTTCGGAATTATGTTTGTGAGAAAAATCATAAGGAACAGTTTCTCCATTAATACTTAATTCAGGTGAAAGAGTATTTAAGTTTTCTACTATTATAGGATACGGTTTTCTTACATATCTTAAAGAATACTACTATATTCCCCTTGAATCACATATAATCTCTATATTAGTTCCGCCTGAAGTTAATTTCCATGCCTAATTCTTTTTAGGACTTTTGAAAGGTTTAGTCATTAATCTTTGATATTCTTCATGAGATATGGGAACTACTGATTTTACCTTTACATTTTCCTAATTGAAAAATACAAATTCATTAAGTGGAAATAAAACATTATCAGGTAAAGTAAATAACATATTTCTTGGATCAATCCCTGCACCATATGTAGGAGAAAGAGATATATTAGTTATGAGTGATGAAAAGTCATGATCTCTTTTAATAGAACCTCCCACTCCTTCTCCATATTTATTTCCTTTAGGATTAAAATAATTCTTTACTATTTGTTCCTAAGCCATTGTTAAGAATACAGAAATTTCATATTCATTTAAACCTGGTGCTACTCTATTATTATTAATATTATTATAGCCCAGATTAAATTCGTATAAAAATTCAGTTCTTGTCATATTATTATAGTTTTAATTATGCTTTCTTTTGAGCTTCATATTTAGCTTCAATACTAAATTTAAACTCTTGATTTGTAGGATCAGCCAACCATTTTGCAGCCATATTTATATTGGGAGTTTCATTACTGCCACACATAGGTTCATTTGTTTCTTTAATGTAGTAATAATTATCTCTTTTTGAAATTAAGTTAAGTGCAATTCCTTTCTTAATAAGGGTTTTAAAACCAATCATCTTATCTTCTACAAAATTAAGGAATAGTTTAGCATCTTTCTTAATTAAATTATTAAGAGCATTCTTAACTATGTTAATATCTTGAAATACATTAAATGGTTTTCCTGTCATAAGTTCTATAATAGTTACCATTGTGTATTTATCTGTTTGAATCTTACCAAAATTAATCCATGCTTTAATATTAATATCGGTTTCTACAGTTTCAAGTTCCTTCTTATTGGTATCATCTACTATAACAAACATATAAGTAGCTTTAGGTTTATCTTGTAATTCTTTTACAGATTTACAAATAAGATTACCATTTGCTTGTGCTATCTTATAATAGATATAATCCATAGGAGAACTTAAATCAAGTGTAATTCCCTCTTTACCTATTGTAAATCCTCTGTTATGCCAGAAGTTATCCTTTTTAGCATAAATACTAAGTGAATTTTTAGGTAATCCTAATGCATATTCAAGATAATTTTTTTCATCATCGGTAAGAACATTCATTAGTTGTCCTGTTTTAAGTAAAGGTACACATACAAAGAATGTTCCTTTTTGTGCTAATCCACCATAAAAGAAATGGTCTTTATTAGCTATATTACCTCTTTGTCTTTTAATAAACTGAATAGTTACTTTCCTATTCTGTAGACAATTAATTAGGCCTTCTCCACTTGCTACTTCTTCTTCTTTGTAAGTGTAGTTATTAGTAGTGTAGGAAGGTTTTACTGTTTCTTTTATTTTTTCAATTTCAGGAACTCCTATAACTCCTTCCATTGAATTTTCATTTACCATTTCCATATTATTTTCTCCTGATTTATAAGGTTTTCTTCCCATTGCTTCATTAATTTTTAATTAGTTATTAATAGGGGAGAGGATAACTTAATACCCTCTCCCTTTATATTATTTATTATCCAGCTGCACAACAGGGAACTAAACTTTTAACCATTCCCATATCATAGCAGATTACTCCACCTTGCCAATAACGATGAATTTTTGCACTATCTTCATCAGTAGACATAAATTCAATGTTGTTCTTTCCTGTATAAGGATTACGGAAACCACTTTGATAACCTCTCTGTTCAGGGTGCATTTTATTTATTGCCAACTGAACATTAGGATTGTCTTTGCTTCCCATCTTATAAATATCAAATCTATAAGATTCAGCAAGGCCTCCAAGAGGATGACGAAGTTTATTTCTTTCAGGATCATCATACATAGGATCAACTTCAAGTTTTACTATAATTCCCATAGGAGCACGATATTCAGTAAACTGATAACCTACAGAAAGAGCAGTATCATGAAGATTTGAATTAGTACGTTTTACTATTCCCAAATCTGAAGCTGAAAGTTCAAATCTCTCCCATCCTGAAATTTTATCCATTACTGCACGATTAAATAAAGCAGCACCACGTTTTCCTGTTTTCATAAGAAAAACACCGCCGATTTCATCAGTACCATCAGTAATATCATAAAGAGCTTTTTCAATCAATGAAAGATTAAAGTCAGTATAATAAATAGTACCATTATAAGATTGAAGTTTTCTAAGACCATCACCAGTCTTAATAACCATACCTGTACGACTATCAATATTTACATACTCACCATTAGAATTTCTATTCGATACTCCAAACATCAAACATCTGTTTTTCTGTTCTGAGAAAGTTTTTTCTACAGTCCATTCAACATGCTGCATCCACATAGTATTTACTACAATACTTCCATCTTCTTTTTGAAAAGGAAGTCCAATAGCCAATTTTCTATCCATAGCACTACCAGGAACTTTATGTTGAAGACGAAGAGTAGACCATTCATTTTCCATCTTTGATGCACTGGTAAATCTTACATCTCCAGCTTCTCTTGAAAGTTCTGAAGGTACAGGATTATATTCAGCACTAAACCTTTTTCCTTCTACAAGTTCTTCATAAGGCATGCCAAATTCCTGAACATTACCATACAATTCACATTTATAAACTGCATTACTTCCTTCCATAACAGCAGCTTCCTTAATAAGAATAGGATACTCTTCATTAAGTTCTCCTACAATCATTTCTCCTTTAGCAAATACATCTTCACGGAATACCAGATAAAATTCATCTCCATGAGTTCCTACAAAAGTACCTACATTAATAGGTTGACCTTCTCTATCACGAGCTTCTATAAGGATACCATGAATATACTAAGCTCCTACTACATGCCAGTAATAATAAGTATCATTATCAAATGTTTTAGTAGGAAATTTACTCAAAATTCCTTCCAAATAATTTCCTTTTCGTTTAGCTTCAAGAAGCCTGATCATCTAAGTGGTAGCAAGCTGTGGACTTGTCTAAGCCAAAGAATTAAAGTGATTTGCAAGTGAAATACCCATCCAACTTGAGAAGGGTCTCATTTCATACGGATTCAATTTTGCCATAATTATTAAATTTAAGTTATTTCTTTAAAGTTATAAATCGTTCTATATTGTTTGAAACTATTTTAAAATAAGTCTGGAACTGTAAATCCTGCATAAGAATTAGTGTCTTTAGTATTTATTCTTTGTTCTACATTACCAAACATATCCCTATTAGTTAAGTTAAGTTTATTAGCTAAGTCTTTTACATTTTTCTTATATTCCTTATTTACTTTAGGAGCTACAAATCTATCAAAGTTTTTAAATCCATCTGTAAGAGTATATAACATACCTAATTTATATAAAAACTCTTCACGATTTTCATTTTGATATTTCTGTATTTCAGTTAAAGGATTCCCATATTCATCTTTTCCTACTACTTTAGTAATATTTTGAAGGGCTTTAAGTCTTGTAGCTTCATCTACATCAATCCCTTCAAACTGTTTATTATCTTTGAATTTTTTATGAAGAGCATTTATTTCATTAGCTTTTCTTTCTTTTTCTTTTTCAATATTCTTTTTAGCTTCTTCATATTTAGAGTTCTTCAAAGATTCAAAATACTCTATATTACTTTCAAGTGCTTCTTTAGCATCTTCAATATCATTACCTGTAGAAATACTTCTTTCTGTATATCGAATAGCTTTTTCTTCTGAAAATCCCTTATTAATAAAATCTCTGAAGATTAATTGTTTTCTAAGATTAATAGATTGTTCATCATCACCTGAAAAATCTTGATTTCTAAGATTCTGAAGATTATTAATAGTATCTTCATAAGACTTGATTTCTTTAGGATTAATACCTAAATCAAGCGCTTCTTTTAATCTTCTTTGAGATTCATCAAACCTGTTATTAATTTCCTTAGTGATTAATTCCGTAAAATCTTCAGGTGTTTTAATATTACCTAATTCCTCATCAGAAAGAGTAAGGCTAAGAACACCATCCCCCATTAAAGCTGAAGCAATGGAAGAGTAAAAGTTATTATCAGGAGTATCATCTTTTTCTTTTTCTTCTTTAATAGAAGAGGTGTTCTCCTTACCTTTTTCTTCCTTAGCTACGCTCTCCACAGGTGTATCTTCTTTATTATTAAATAATTCTACTACTTCCTGTTCACTAAGTAGTTTGTTATTATTTTTTTCTTTATTTGATTCTTCTTTAGACTTATCTTCCTCTGAAGTTTCAGTCTTATTTTCCTCATTTGGAAAGGGTGAATCACTAAATATATTTTCTACTATTTTTTCGTCATCTAAGACGTTATCCATTGATAATATTCCCATTGCTTTTTAATTTAAATTATTATTATTTTACTCCTGATTTTAAAACTTTATGCAAAGAAAAACACAATTTACGATTTAATAAAATCTGTTTATAAATCATTTTTAATAAGTAAATAATTGTGTTTATGTTACATGTAGGTAAATAAAAAATTTATTTCATTTAATTTTTATAGATTATACAATTTCGATTGTTACTTTTTCATTGTTTTGTATAGCTTCATTTATTCTTATATACAGTTTATCAAAGGTAGCTTTACTTTCAATTACTTTACCTTTTACTTTATTTTTTCCTACGAGTACACAACCAAGAGAGTCCTATGCTGAATTTCCAGAATGTATCATAATTCCCTAAAAATAAGGGACATTAAGTAAGTATGGCATGTTCTTTTTAAACTTAGGAGAATACATCATTTTAATTTCATAAGTACCATAAGGAATAGCAGTCTGTCCATATACTTTAGGTTCTTTAGGAAGATTTCTCACCTTATCTTCTAAAGTATCACAAAAGTAAACATTATTAATAGATAATTTACCTATTGTATACTCTTCTTTCAAATATTTTCTTTCAATTTTTAATTTCATAATCGGTTATATTTTTTAATCTGTGTATATAATTTTCTTTTTTAGAACTGTCTAAATCGACTTCTCTAAGAATATCAAATACTAAATCACTTAATTTTAATACTTGACTTTGTAATTCCTATACTATTCTTCGATTCATATTACTTATTTCAATACATTCATTATATTGTTTAGATGCATTTTCTAACGCATCTTTATAAAAATTAAATGCTTCTCTGTTTGCTTCTATTTTTACTTTATTGGTTTCCGCATTTTCTTTTTTTCTACTTACTAACCAAGTAATAATAGAACCAATAATACCTGAAGCAGCAGATATAAGTGCAATAATAACCTCTACAGCCATGATGAATATATTGTTTAAGGGATAATATCTATAAATCTTGTTTTTTCTATATTTACATAAGGAGATTTTTCTACTATATGAACTCTTATAACCTTATGCTTTTTTTGAAATAATCTACATAAAAAGAATTTCTTAGGCGGTTTTATAGTTTCTTTTTGAATTGTTTGATATATAAATAAATCACTTTTAAATTCAGGATTAACAATTACCTTATTAGGATATTCAAGTTTTAAATCGAGTGAATACCATGCTTCTTTAATCAAAGTATCTACTTGAAGAATTTTATAATTAATTACCGTATCTTTAAATATTATAGTATCTTTTTTGTTTATCTTGTAATTAAGATAGTAAATACTTTTTAGTCGCTTATCTTTAATTTTTAAATCTTCTTTTATACTGATCATCTCTTTAGTAATAGAATCTTTAAAGTATGCTAACTATTCAGTCCTTAACTATAATACTCTGTTATCTTCTTTAGTCTAACTTAATTCAAGTATAAGAGCTTTTTCATTAGATATGGCTCTTTCATATTCTGTTTGATAACTTCTAATATTATTTTGAACTGTTTTTAACAATAAGAGTATAATTCCTATACAAAGTACAATACCTGAAAATGCTCTTACCTTACCGCATTTAGCTAATCTTTTTATATGTTTAAATATATTCTTCATAATTAAAAATGTTTCCATGTGGTTGTATATATAGAAAAAGCATCAGCTCCTGAATCATAAATTACCTTATCTCCGGATTTCCATGTTCCACCGTTAGGTTTAACACTTTGAAGAGCTTCTACATTATTTCCTTTATAAGTAATACTTTTAGCTATATTAGTACAGTTTAAAATATCACTCATATAAGGAAAACCATTAATGTTTAATCCATTATCATATAAAAACTATGATAATACAGGAACTATACAATATTTAATAATCTAATTACCTGCATCATGATGAGTTCTTTTAATACATAGCATCATACCATAATTAGGAATATTACTTCCGTTAGTTAGTTTTATTAATGCTCCTCCAGTAACTGCACCAATATCTAACTATTTTTGAACAAGTGAATTTCCTCTTATTAATCTTTCTCTATCCAATAAAATAAAAAACTCATAAGAATATCTTATTACTTCTGGTTTACCTTTCCATATAATACCTGTATTATCTTGAAATATTGGAATGGTTAATAAAGGAACATCATAATTAATTACGTCACTTATTTTACTATTCTTTGATATAATACATCTTTTACTAAGTAGATGACTTTTATAATTAAAATCATGTATTCCTTCTCCTAAAGTATCTTTGATTTTTATACCACAAGGATAAGTAACATCAATTCTATTTCTAAAAGTAATATATCTAAAACAATTAGTAATACTTAAAGAAGATTTTTTACTTAGTTCAATATCATATTCACATCCTATATCTACTTGTGTAACATCTTCATTTTCATAATACATAAAATTATTATTTTCTAAAGATACTACACACTCTGAAATATTATCATCAAAATCACCTTTCTTACCGATAGATATATTAGGAATTGATTCTTTCCACATAAAGTTATTAGAAACAACTACTTGAGAACTATTGATTCTCATCTATGTTTTACTTTTCCATCTTTCCATGTGATTAGAATCAATTCTAATATTTTTACATCCGTCAATTTCAATTCCTCCGTGTAAAATATTATTTTGAATAAGTCCTCCCATACACATACTAAGTTTAAGTACTGTATCTGAATTAGCACTGTTTCTTATAAAGGAGAGACCATCACCTAACCCTGATAAATCAAATGCAGGTAAATCTGAATGATCATTCAGTAATCCATAAGTCCAATACACACAATCATGAACCATTTTATTATCTATATAAACCGAATGATTTACACATACAGCCTAATCAATACCATCAAAATGACATCTTTCTACTAAGAATTTTCCTGCTGCAAGAATTGCTTTGTATCCTCTATACTTTTCTTCTTTTTTATGGTATGAATTATAAAAATAAATATCTTTTACACAGGTTTCTTTAGCCGGATAAGCTACTATCCATCCATTGGACTAATTAGGATTTGATTGTATAGTATTTATAAGAATAAAACATTTATTCTATAACATACTTTGAGAAGGATTTTCTTTTAAAAAGAAACAAGTTCCTTGATTAACTCCTTCAAGTGATGCTTTATATCCCTCTAAATCAATTCCGCATTTCTGATAAATAGGGCTTCCTATATAAAAACTTCCTTTAGGAAAATATACAGTACCTACAGATAAAAGATCAATTATCTAATTAATTTTAACTGAATAATCTATATTTTTATTATTAGGAGTTAATCCAAACCAATCTGTATATACCTTATGATTAGTTATTTTTCCTAAACAAGTAATAGAATTATCTATAATACATTTCTTTTCATTAGCTACTAAAGTAACATAATTAAAATTTAATGTTCCATTACCAGTAAATTTTCCATTAAGAAATTCTATAGATATATTACCTATCGTATGTTCTCCATCAGTAATATGAATATCATTATTAATAATCCAATATTTATTAGGCTGAGAAGTTTTTAAATCCTCTAAAGTGATAATATTATTACAATGATTTTGTGTGTTTATTATCATGACAAATTAAATTTTTATTTTACTGTATAATAATCTGTAATTATATAAACCCTTTTATTTTGGTATATTTCTTCTGTAGGATCAATTGTCTTTTTTTCATGAATCAGTTTTACATTTTCACTATTAATTACTTCTACTTTTACAGGAATGTCTATACCAAAGTATCCTGATATATCAACTGTCTAAGGTTCATTGGAAGTATATACCGATCTTGTTTCATTATTAGATATATCAGTAATTTTAATCTGTATATTATCATCTAAAAACTCATATTTTATATTAGCACGATATTTAAGTATAATTTCTCTATCCGTAGGAGTAAAAGTAATGGCCTTATATTTTTTCTATCCGGATATGTCATAAGTACCTCTATTAAATCTAAGAATACAATCAATATTCATACCAGACTAAGTAGTAGTAGCCCTACTAAAATTAGTGGAGCTACCCTCTACTGTTGTATCCTAATTAAATATCATAACTTTTAATTATTGATTAATATTTATCAATTTGATATAAGTACATTCACTTTAATAGGAGTACCAAATGATTGTCCTTTCTTATTAAAGATAATACTGCCATTCAACTATGCTGCTGCATATAATCCCATATCCATATAGTTTTTCTAACTTGCAGGTTCAGGAGCTACTATAATAGTATTAGTGTTAGTCACTCCTTCACAAGGAACAGTAATAGTAGTTCCTGTATGACTTTGAAGATTTAAAGTAATTACTTTGGTTTGTATGTTTGAAATTCCACTACCTCCAGTATTAATTTTAACTACTTCAGGAGCTTCTCCCATATACATCCATTTAACTGAACCATCTACAGTTTCTGCACCTAAAGTAGTATTATTAAAGGTAATAGTTTCCTGATTTGAAGTAGTTCCCGACTATATACACCAATATACTTTACCCTCTTCTATTATAGTATTACTATTTTTATTTACTTGATTAAAGAAACTCTAACCGTCCCTGTGAGTTTCATAGTTTCCTAATTTATTTCTTTTATAAGCTGAAGGAATAAAAATACTACCATTACCTTTTTTAACCATAAAGATGTTATTCTCATCCTAAGCAATCAAGTCTCCTTCATATACAATAGGGAAATTTTCTATGGTGGGATATTTCTTCTAACTGCTTTCAACTATTTCAAATTTATTAATAACATATTTTACATCTACATAAATACCTTTAGGAATAACTACACTTCCTTTATCTGTATTAATAGTTAAAGGAGCACCATGATTCATTATTCTGAATATCTTTCCTGCAAATGCTTTCCAAGTTAACTGATTTACTCCAGCTAAAAATAAATTTAAAGTATAAGGAACAGCCTTTTCAAATATTAAAGAATCACTTTTTAAAAGAGTAGCATTATTATTAATGTCATCAGTATCTTTTATTGTTTGTACTTCTTTAAGTGTTAATCCTGTTTTAAGATAATCTACATCAAGTACTTTATAATACTATGGATTGACCCAACCAACAGTAGTTAAATAGGAATAATCAAAGTTTTTATTACTTGACCATTTACCTATTTTATTACCTCTTGGAACTAATACTTTATTATTTCCTGAAGCATCGTCAGTATAAGTTACTAACAAATCAATATCCGTTTCTATGTTAGGCTTGTCATAAGATTTATTTACTTTCAGTATTTTATCATTGGCTACATTACCAAAATAGTTATTATATATAGCAAATGATCTTACTCTACTACATTCACATAGCACTCCTTGAAATACGTTTTGATATTGCATTGCCGATCTTCTAATATCTATTTCCATAGATACATATACTCCTTCTGTATATACTATATTATTTTCTATACGTTCAAAGTTACATTTATCAGCAAAAAATCTACATGCCTAATCTTCATAAGGATTACTTTCTTGTGTAGCTTTGTAATAAAATACATATTTGTCATCATTCAAATTAGCATTAGTAACATAGGCAGACATATTAACAAAAGCAGCGAAGTTTTTCTCAGTAAATTTTATACCTGATAAGTCATAAAACAAGTCCGATATATCTATATATTCATTACCTAAAGTACACATTCCATAGAAAAATCCTTTGCCTTCAGTTGTTACCCTACACTTAATTTTTCTATATGTATTTTGAAATATATAAGTAGCATAGTTTGACGGAGAATAAAATCCGCTTCCTTCATGAGAATATAATTCTATATTTTCAAATAATCCATTATGAAAAGCATCTGGAGTTCTATCAGTTATATTTTCTATATGTGTAAATTGGCCCCATAAATGAAATATATTGTCTTTAGCTTCAAAATACATGTTTTTTACTTTTGAAGAATTACAATCTATAGAACATTTGAACCAATAAAATCCTTTACCTTTAGGAAATATAAATGCACTTCTTGTATAAGCTCCTACATCTGAATTATCTCCCTTACCTATTATACTTAATCTACCTCCAGAATTAAATTGCTATCCATGAATATTATATTTTTCAAGGATTTTAATATGATCATTGAAAGGATAAATTCCTATAGGAACTAATAAATTATATTGTAAATGTTTATTTACAATTATATTATTAATATCAGGAATAACAGCACTTGCATTTTTATGATTAGCAATATATTCGGGAGCTGTCCACTTATACATTTTGAACCACTGTAAATCAAGAATATTATCCTTTAAAGAATTAGGAATAATAGTAATAGTAGGATCAAATACAGGATAATTAGCTTCAATAGTTATATTATAACCTTTAATAGTTCCATTCTTAAAGCTACCTCCTTCAAATTTTAATGTAACATTATTAGGAATATTAATCAAAGTGTTATTAAGGTCATAATCATATCTAATAATATATACTGTATTTTCTCTATTTATTTTATCCTAAGTAAGAATATTCTCACCTCCTTGAATATTCTTTCTAAGTATTTTTCTACCTAATCCTGAAAAGCCATCAGGATCATATTCTCTATCTGCAAACTTAATTTTATTATTTACATTTGTAGTATCTTCTTCATCAGTAGTAAGAGAAGTTCCTCCTCCTCCACCACCTCCTGAAGAAGTATTTTTAACAGCATAAACAATATCTACTGCAAACAAATGACCTGTTCCTATTGCCCATTCATTCTATTTTATTACATCTATATGAAAATAACCTTCATTATTAATTGAATACGAACCTACATCATCTACACCTTCAGTCCAAGAATCAAAAGGTTTAATACGATACATTATATGTTCCCATATACCGTGAACAGGAACATATTTATTTTTAATCTTACCTAAGGTTAAATGATTACCCATACTAAAATCATGCTACCCTTTGACATTAATAAGTATTCTACCACTTACAATATTACCAGATAGTGTAAGATAACATGACATTTCTCCTACAGTTTGATTTTCTATTGATTCAAAAAAATCATTCGATATGTCTACAGTAGTTATAGTACCACCACTTCCACTACCACTTGAAGTTACTGAAATAGTACCATCAGGAGCTTTATTAATACCTTCACCTATCTTAACTCCTCCAAGCGTATTTTCATCAGCTACAGGAAGAGTATAATCGGATAAACCTTGAAGTTTTTGCTTTTCTTGTAAAGTATAATTTTCGTCTGATAACTACTTATTTCCGTCTTTCTTTACAAAATTAGCTTTAATTTTATCTGCAAAATATTGTATCGAATTATCATTTTCGGTCAGTGTTTTTATAATTGCCATAATTATTTTTCTATTTTAATATGAATTAATTAAATAAGCTGTCTATATAATCAGTGGTTACAGTAACTACTGTATCAGTAGTACCTCCACCACCTCCTCCTCCACCTATAACTTTCAATTCTCCATTAGAAATAGCTAATGTATTTACATCGAATTTAATAGGTTGTTCTATCCAAGTTCCTCCAGTATATAAGAAAAGTTTAGGATTATTCTCACCACCATCTTTTACATAACAAAGAAGTCCTTCAGTAGCAGTTAACTAATCTCTTTCTGCTGTAGTATTTACTACATGATATTCAGAATTTCCACCAGTTTTCCATTCTTCCCAACTATCTTTATAAATATAAATTTTTTTAGTGTCCTAAGCATAAGCTAATGTTCCTTTATTAGGATTTGTAGGAAACTAATCATATCTCTCATATATTTTATAATTATTTACAGCGGATAAATTATTATTGATAATCTGAAGTACTTTATTTTGTAATTCAGAATCTTTTACAAGCTCATTAATAAGAGTTTGTATTTCAACTTTAGTATGATAATTGGTTAGGTTATTTACTTCTTTAGTAATAAATTCAGAATCATTCTAAAGCTATGATACTTTAGTAGGAATAGTAGGCTTATTTTTAATAAATGCAGGAGACGAAGGATTAGTTTCATTATAATCAGCCTGTACCTAAACTATAGAACCACCACCCCCAGTATTAATATTAAAATCTTGAATAATTTTAGGAATATCAATAGACAATGTACCATTAAATACAGATAGATATGAACCCATTTTTATAGGTAATGATAACCACTAAGAACCTACCCTAATAAATAATTCCTATTCAGACTTACAAAAAACTAATAATCCTGAAGCAGGCTTATTAATAAGATTTCTATCATCAATACTGTCTACTATAAGATAATTCTACTATGCCGTATTAGCATCTAAGAACATTATCCAATCTGACAAGGGAGTATTCTCCTGAATAATATTCTTTTTAATAAGAAGTTTTTTTATCTGTTTAAGATATATAGATAACTTAATACTTTCTACAATAGTGTCATATTTATCAAATCCTTCGGAAGAAATATCATCCTAATCAAACTATGTAGGCTATGGTATGCCTATATGGTTATATATATTATCTTTATCGTTTAACATATCAAAGTTCATTTAAAAGTTCTTTTGTAATTTTTTTTAATGATTTAATCATATGAAACATATCCTTTTGAACATGTACATTATGAAGATGTAACATAACATTACCACAATTACCTTTAGGAAAAACTGAAGTATTACAATCACTTTGCCTTGTTACAGTAATACAATCATTATTAGCTATCCATCCTCTTTTACTGTATTCTCTGGGAGAGTAAGAAGTCTTACCACAACCACAAGGAACTTGCTATACTTGATTCTATGGTATATAAATAGAACATTCCTCCGGATTAATCATTCCATTACCATAATATAACTGTGTTTCATAAAGATTTCCTCCACATTCTGAGATGTTTATATTCTAATTTTTTAAATATTGCTCAAAATTTTTCATATTAATATTTTATTTATATATTATAATCCATCATAAAGAGATATGGAAACATATTTAGTAGCATCAACACCTAACAACTAAGTATTCATGTTTTCAATATGTAAACTTACTCCATTTTTGCCTGCTATACTGGCAGACCATACCTTTAACTATCCTCCCTGCATTACAGGGGTAGTAGTCCATATTCTACCATTATTCCATGAAAGTCCTATTCTTGAATCCTGAATATTTTCTAAATAATCCCATATATTTTCCTAATTTCCTTCTATAAAATAAGTATTTAATGCTTTCCATTCATAAGCACTTAATAAATTGTATCCACTTTGAATAGCTTTATATGGAACACTATTAAATACTGCATATTCCCCTTCAGGAGGATTAAGTCTTCCAAAATTAGACATCCACCATAAAGATTGTATTAATCCTGTTTTTGAAGAAGTAAAACTTGCCTAAGGATTATTATCCAATTTGAAAGCATCACTATTTGACGGATATACTATATTATTTGAATAAGATGAAAATATAGTTTTATTTGAGCCAATACTAAATCCCTATATTCTAAAAAAATAAGTTCCACCCTAAACCGATATTGTAAATCCTGCATATAAAAAAGAAGAATTAGCAATAAACTATTCTTTAGTTACTACTAAAATCTCATTTCCTATATTACTTCCATCAGTAACAAGTAAATTAAATCTTGACTTACTTATAGGATTTTCATTTCCAGAACCTCCACCACCACTACCAGTAATTCTTATATGTTGAAAATAACAATTACTGGCTTCAAATGGTGCTTGCCGTTCTACATTACCACAATTAGGAATAGAACCTGTTTTAAATTTTAATTGATTAGCATGATTCTTCATATAAAAAGTAAATCCTTCAAGAACATGGGGTTCTATAGCACTTGTATTTTGCAGATTACCTATTGTAAGTACTTGTGATTTATTATAAATATCATGAGTATCAGGAATACTTACAGTAATAGGACTGTATGCTGAACCTGAAGGTGCCTATTCATTATTAGGTAACTATGATTTTGAAGTTACTGTTTTATTATATGGAATAATATTGATTTGTGGTTGAGTACCTCCACCACCATTTGAAGGAACAGTACAATTAATATATAAACCATTTAAAGTACTTCCTGAAGTAACTTGCTGATTAATATATTTGGGAATATGGTTTACTACTTTATTGTAAGCAGTTCCTGAAGGAGAATTAACAATATCACTATCCTAAAAAGTATTATTATATATATCTAATGTTTGAAGATTAAGAGGATTAGAACCTGTAGGAACAGTACAGTTCATATAAATACCATTTAATTTTGAACCTGCCTGCACAGTAGTATTTTCATAATAACTCGCATCAAGAAGTACTTTATTAAATACTATACCCGGAGGAGCATTGAATGTCTTATAATGCATTAAATTCAAAGGAATAGTCAAAGTACTTGTATCAGGACAAGTACTTCCTCCACCCCCTCCATTACATTCCTTAGTACCTGTAACACCATAAATAGTCACTCCTTTTATTATATTCTGTGAAATAAGATTATTATCTTTAATGATTTTTACAGGAGTATAAACTGTGTTAGGTTCATTATATATTAATTCATTCTAAGAAGAATTAAACTAAGGAATAATAGTAAGCGGTTTTTCAGTTTTCTAATTAGGATTAGGAGTTGGATTCTAATTCATATTATTTAATGCTCTACCGATAATTGAAGGCATTTTTTCATACCCCTCTTGATCTGACATTAAATTTCTTTCCATCAGTACATCTTTAACCCTTTCTGAAATACATAATAACCACTGTGTATAACTCTTTAAACAAGATATTTTCTTATCTTGTTCACACTTGTTATGTCCATAAAAGATATTCATTTCATATATAATTAAAAATTAATTCAAATTTTCTGCTAAATTACTACTAAATGAACTATTAAATCAAATTATTATATGTATTATTTAAATAAATAAATCATTTACTTTTTAAATTATCAATAGATTCATCGTTTCTAAGACTTAATTCTTTTAATTTTAATTGTTTTTCCTAATCAAGCTTTTTGTTTTCAAATTTCATTTTAGTGTCAAATTGTCTTATTTTTTCCATTAATTCTTCTTTAGATAAATTATATGGATTATAATTATCTTCATCGTCATGCAGTATAGATTCTCTATTAAGTTTAGCAATCATAAGTTTAGTTTCATTATCTCTTATGTTTTTCTAATCTTCAAATTGCATCTTTAATTCTTCCTGTTTTTTTCTTTGTGCTAATTCCTACTATGCAAGTTCATTTTGCTGCTACTGCATACTTTGAGCTTCTTGTTTTCTTTCCTACTCATCTCTTTCAATATATCTTTGTTTAGCCATTAATGAACTGTTAGTATATAATTGTAATATAGTTGAAAAGGATAAAGTTTGATTTTGTAAAGCAGCCTAAGCTAAAGTATCTATTTTACCCTTTAATTCCTATGTATATCTATCATCTTCAATCACTAATCCATAATCATGTTCTGAAAATTGATCCCCATCAATCTCTATTAATTTTTCAATACCATTAGGAAGGATATATAAAAACTTATATTTTCTACCTCTTAAGGCTATTTTAGCTGTTTCAAGAATAGCTTCAAGAACTCTTTTCTTTAAGTTATTATGTTTAATAAATAACCATTCAGTGATATGAGAAGATTGTAAAGTAGCTCTTTCAACTCCTCCTACAGTTTCTCTATTAGATATTTGACCCTCTCTTTGTTTAGTAATACCCACCAATTCCTGAAGTTCAAGTTTTATGTAAGCAAGTACATTCTAAAGATAACCTATATACTATCCATTATCTGCATTTAATAAAGATTTTTCTCCCTGACTTAAATATCCTGCCAATTTACCTGTAGCTGCTCCTATATTACCTTCTTTAAAACTATCTTCTATTTTAATATGATGCGCTTTAATCATATATAACCACTATTCCAATCCCATATTATCAGGAACTTTAGCCTTATCAAAAGTCATAATTGAACCCCAGTTATTAATAATAGCTTCATTTAATTTATAATGAACTATATCATAAAAATAGGATAAAGGCTTCATCATATCTACTAAAGAATAAGGTCTTCCTCCATTTACATTATACAATTCTCCTATAATACCAAAATGACATCTTGAAGGATTAGTTAAAGAATTAAACTATACAGGACAAGGTCTCATATCTACATAAATATCCTTACCTATTTTAGTTCCTCTCCATGCTTCATTAATCCAATATATTTCTTCAGTTTCTCCTAAATCTTCATTAATAACATAGTCTTCAGGATAAAAATCATATATTTCTTCTCCTGTAAACTAATCATAACTTTTTACTCTTTTAATTTTTCTTCTTGATTTCCAAAATAATCTAAGTACCTTAATATTACCATCACTATCTTCATATTCAGCGCTGAAATTATCTGAAAATAATTCAAGACTATTTATAATAGCTCCCTGCATATCAATACCTACCTGATCTGAATAATTGGACAATCTATCATATTTATTACTTTCAAGTTTATTTATATCTGCTTTTGAAAGAATATCATAATAAGTATCATATATTTTTCCTTTAGACCAATACTATTCTATAATAATTATATCCGAATCTTCAATATGACTACTTCTACTATTTCCATAAGTAGAAATATATACAGGATCAAGTACTTCCAAAGAAACATCTCCACTTACTATATCTATTAAATATACTTCTTCACCATAAGTATGAGCATTTGAAAAACCATCATTAAACTTTACATGAACATCCAGTTCTTTTGTATAATGATTAAGTAAAGCATTAGCTCTTATTTCTCTTAAATCTTTCCACTCATAATTATAATAATGATCTAATCTTTGTATATTTTGATTAAACTATTCTTCAGTAATTGATGTGTCTTGTACTTCCTGAATAATTCTCTATTTCCATTCTTCTTTCTTACTTTTTTCAATTTCTGAAATTGAAGTGGGATTAGTTATAATTACTCTAAAGTCATAAGGTCTTGATGATTCTTCTCCCTTTAAAAGATTAAGTTTTGAATTGATAACAGGATAATGCTATATCTATTCAGGATTATAAGAATCAGTTATTCCTAAAGGATTAAGAATACTTATTACATCTTCCATGTGTATGATACCATCAATAAGATTACGATTAATAATCTTATTCCTTCTTGATTTTCTTACAGAAGAATTATAAAAATAACCATTAGATTCCGCCCAATCTAAATGATCTTTTCTCCACTATTTATCTTTTTTCTTATAGGAAAGATTCTATCTTGGAAAGGATTTGTAATTCATATATCAAAATAATTAAAATTCATTTAATACTAATTAAGCGCAAAGATATATAAAAATAAGAGTAGGTAAGTTAGGTAGGTACAAAGTTATTATATTCTTTAAATTATCTATTCATTAACTGTAAATAATTCATTCCATCCAAATATCCTAAAGACTGTTTTCTATTCATTTTGTTTAGTGTTTTAATAATAAAATCATCTTTCATAATTGAATTACTGTCATCATTATACATACTACTTGGGTCTTTACCTCTTAACATCATTAATTTCTATTCTCTGTAAAGCATTAATCCTATAAGAGCAGATACTCTATCATAGTTACCATCAGGATTCCATAAAGATAATTCCTAAAATAAAGGAATTGAAGGCTATTTATAAAGCAGTGGTTTAGTTATTTCTATTCCTTCGATTATTTCAGTATAAGGTTTTAATAGCCACTGATTAATCAATCTCATTCCATAAGATTTAACTGGCTAAGAAGCATAATATCCTTTAGTAGTGTTATTAGTACTTGTTTTAGTATAATCTTTTTCTTTTAAATAGTCAGGAGTATCAGCTAAAAGATAAACACAATTCATCATAGACATATAAGCATATAATCCTTTCTTATTATTTTCATACATAATAGTAGCATTATAAAATAATGCTAACTTTCTTAAATTCTCATAATATTCATTAGTGGTTGAAGGTCTTCCCGTATATTCTGCTACTATAATATCAGTCCATAAATCAAGTACAAATGAACTCATTAATGATAGTGTTTCTGATTCATCATCATCCACAGGGTCATTACCTATAATATATCTTCCTGAAGGAATAATACCTTTTGAATCTTTCTAAGGCATTTCAAATATCTAAGGACATCCTACTAATTTATTAGTCTTATGAGGAAAATAAATAATAGGAGATTCTGAAGAAGGAACACATATTACTTTCTGTTTATCAAATACTAAATCAGCATTGTAAGTATTATTTAATATATCCGATTCCAATAAATCTCTAAGAGCTTGAGATATATCTTTAACAGGGAATTTATTTCTTTCCGCTGTTAATATGGCTTCCTGAATAGTAAGAGGAAGCTCAGCTACTTTCTATGCAATAGTAGAAGGGTCTGATGAATTTTGTTTAGTAGTTTGTCTTTCTTTAAGTACCTAAACCAATGCTTTAATAACATCACTATTACCATTTTCATCTATACATCCTTTTCTTGACATATAAGCCCCCATAAAAAGAATACTTTCACCTTTACCTTTACCTTCCTTATCAAATACATTAGGTAAAGAATAAACTTTATATCCTTTAGGATGATAAATTACTTCCTAAGCCCCTATAAATGAATTACCTTTAGTTCCTCCAGTACCTAAAAAGAATATCTGACCAAACAAATAATCACCATCTTCCACATTATATCTCGAAGTATTAAGTGCAGTAAGAAAATTATCTATTGTACCAAATTCTTCATATAATAAAGCCATAGAACGATTACCTCTGACTTTATCAGGATCATCTGTAATACTTAATCCTAAAGTAGCATTTCTTGTACCATAAAGAACATCTGAACCGGACTTTTTATATCCTAACTACCACTACATATCTGATAAAGAAGATTTAATTCTTAATCTGGGAAAGTGCATATGTATATCTAAGAAGTCTATAATATTAGTGTATTTGGGAAGTGTTCCAGAATTTACATTTTGAAGATATGTTTTACCATTAGCTACTATAGTACCTAATGTATCTTTAGTAACTTCAGAATCTTTACCTACTTTAAATAATCTTGATAAAATAGCTGATAACAAATAACTTTTTCCTAATCCACGTTTAGCTATTAATCCTGCATGTTCATTTCCTTTAAAATCGTTATAAATACCTCCTTCAAGAGCCTAATCAAGATAATGAGTAATTAAATATGCACTATCCCAACAATCAGGAAATCCTTCCATGCGATTTAATTTTTTACCTGATTTGTCTTTCTTATGAACCATAATAGGACAATAATTCATATAAAAATACATTAATCCTGTAACCCATTCTCCATCAGGTCTAACATATCCTTCAAGTATTCTTCTTACTTCTTCATCCAACCATTTTCTAAAATCTGAATTAGGATTTGAATTAGGTTTTAATTTAGTATAGCAACCATGTTTTTCAAAGAAAATAGCAGCAGGTCTAAAGTAATCCATATCTTCAAGTATATGAGGATTACATATATCTACTATAATTCTTCCTTTATCATCTTTAGGTAAATCTTTTGCTTTCTTCCTATCTTTAGCTATTAAATTTCTTATAAAAGGAACATGTTTTATCATATCGAAGAATACTTCTCTATACTCTTCCGATAAAACACTTAGTAATTCTTCCGTTATCTAAGAATTAGTTTCATTAACCTTTCTGTCGTACACCATCTTCAAGGACTGCAAGTTCTTGATCTCCTCTGATGTTTTCATTATCTTGAATTTCTTGGAATACTTTTTTCTATACTTTATTAAGAGTTTCTATTAATTCAGGTACTTCATTAATAGTTTTAGCTATCTGCTAAGGAGAATAAACTAATTTACCTTTATCATCCTTTTCATTAATATCTATACTTTTAAGCTACTGCTAAAGTTTTGATATTAATTCCTTAGTGGTATAAAGTAAGTCTGATGATATAGTATGAACTAATTCTTTATATACTCTAATAGCTTCCTACAAATCTTTATCCTTTAAGATATTATCAGGTAACCCTAAATGTTCACATATTAATTTCTACCTTGATTCTTTATCTATCAAATACATATAATCACTTCTCGGATCAACATAAAAATAAATAAAGGATAAAAGAGATATGGCTTTATTCTTATCTTTACTTTTATCCTTATTTATAATGTTTCTAAAGGCTTTAATGCTGATTATATAAGGAGAGAATGATACTTGATAGTTCTCATATTTAAATAACTACATTATAACTTTACATTATTTTTATATTTCTTCCTTAATTTATTAGATTACTTGTTCTCCTAATATCTTCAGGATGAGTAATAAGTTTAGTTTTTTCAGGTTTATCTATTATAGGATTATGTACTTCTTCATAATCATCTACGATAAAATCAATATCACTGTCAAACAATACTAAACACATTTTACCATCAAGTATAATTGTATTTAAATTATATCCTGTTATTTGATTAGTAAGTTCATCCATATTACCTTTTAAAGTGTCTGGAGCATATTTCTTTACGGCATATCTTGAAAAATTAATGTGAATAGTATCTCCCTCTTTAATAGTTCTAACCATAGGCCCTACAGCTATTACTTTTTGAATTTCCTTAATACCTCCCCTTGTAGTTGAAGTGGGATCAATAATACTTGTACTACCAGAAGCATATTCAGGGTCTTCAGATTTATTCATAGTAGCAATAAGCATATTGGACATAGGTCTTACTTTCTTTATATTGTACATAATATTTTAATTTTTAAATGTTTTCTTCTTTAGATTGTTTATCTTTTTTGATTTTCCTTTTTATCTCTTTAAGAGTTTGTTTTACATCTGTTTCAGCAGGTTTATGTAAAAAATTAAGTCTTAACATCTTATCTTTACTAATAAAAAAAGTTCCAAATTTAATGAAACTAAATCCTATAGGATGCTTATTAAATTCATCATAATTATCAGGATTACTGTAAAATTCATCAAATACTTCTCTTATACATTTAAATACAAGTGATGAATATTCTTTTACTTTATCCTCATTTAAATTTAATTCTTTACCTGCCCTTATAAAACATTCTCCAGCATCACTATAACTCTTTATCCTTGTCTACATTTCTTAAATCAAAATGAAAAGTAAGTTGAAAAGTTTTCTCTCCAAACTCTCTGTTAGGTATGTATTTAGGATTTACTTTTTCATCTTGAAGAAATCCGTTTTTCCTAAAGTTCGATATAATTACTTTATAATAAGAATCTGATAATTGATGTTTTTCTTTAATTTTTTCAGCTATATCTTTTGATAATAATGCTGTATCTACTAATTCAGGGTCTGATATAACTTCACTAAGTAGTTGTCTTTGATAAAGAAATTCAGCTGCAATAATCATTTCCTTATTAACAAGAGGATGAAAAGGTTTTAAGAATACGAGCCAGTAATAATAAAAATCTTCTTCAGAATTTACCGGCATGTAAACTATATTCATATTCTTTTTTTTATTATTCTGGCTCATTGTATTTCTTATTTATCTTCTGTTTGTTCTTCGTCCCTATTGATAGTAATAATCTCTTTCAGTTCTTCTACACACATAGTGGTAAAATCATTTCCAAAGAGTTCTTTATATTTAAGAACCATGAAAAGAATATCAATCCTTTTCATAAAACTATCATTAAGAGCTTCCTGTAAAGCATTTTTCAACTTATTATTTACATCAACGAGTTGTGAAGCATACTTACTTAGCTCTTCATAAGAAAGTTTTTTACTCTCTTTTACTTCCTCATTACTTTCCTTTTTTACTTTTACATTTTCCATCTTTAAAATATATATATTTAATGTTCTATAAAGTTATGTTTATACTTTCTTTTATATCTATCTTCCCAATCAAAGATATTAGTAATAGCTATATTTACTGATCCACACTAATCACAGTATTCTATATCTCTCATTCCTCTTATCTTTAATGATAAACATCTTGTACAATAATATACAGGTTCATCATTAAACCTTTCTGATAAAAGTTTATGTTTTATAGTGTGAATATCTAATTTTTCTAACATAAAACATAGTTTTTATTCTTATTTAATATCACTTTTATTCTTTAATCTTTTTCTTTTTTCAGCTACTTCTACTCTATAATCTTCTTCTTTAGGGATTTTTCCTCCAACTTTTTTTCTTCCATTTCTTTCAGTCTTCTTTCTGACTGTTTCATTGCTTTCCACGCTTTGCAGAATATTTTCTGCTTCATTTTCTTCGCTTTTTTTCTGCTTTTCTCTATTATCTGTTGAGGTGGTATTCCTTTTTTTATTGCTCTTTTTTCTGCTATTTTCTCTAACAGGATCAATAATTTCTTTATTAACTGTTTCATTTTTTTCTTTATTTTCTTCATTTTCTTTAGAAGATTCTTCTGTACTTTTAGGTTCGAGGTATTCATAATAACATTGTTGATATAAATATGAGCTTTCTGTAGTAAATACATTAAAAAACCAATCATACCACCTGACAAAAAATTCTTTTATTTTCTTCATTGTTTATATATTTTAATCTCTATATGTAATTAATTCTTTATATATTTTCTAATCCCTTTCTTTAAAGAAAAAATTAAAAAACATTCTTTCAAAATCTTCAAAATATAATAATTTACCTTGAAATGCTACTAAATATTGTGTTCTATCTGTACTAAAAGCTATAGTAACATAATTATCTTCTTCTATAGATATAGATATAAAATTACATATATCTCCCTAATATAATCTTAAAGATACCTATTTGAAATAAAAATTTACATGCTTTTTGTTTCGTTCAAATCCTAATGATTTTAATTCTTCTCCTGTAAAAGGAATGGATGGCTTTTCAATTTGTTCTTTAGTTAAATTGCTAATTGGTGTATTCATATATTATATATGTAATAAATTAATTTAATTAGTTAAGGCAGAAGGATTTGAACCTTCATCTATTCTTTTAGAGAGAATTGTGTTAACCATTACACCATACCTCAATGTGATTAATTCATAAGTATTAGTAATATTAATATTTAGTTGCGGATATAAGAATCGAACTTATTACCTTTAGCTTATGAGGTTAATATGCAACCATTACACTTATCCGCTATGTAAGTCAGTTTAAAGTCATGACTTAGGACTACAAAATGAAAAAAAATTAAAGCCTATACTATTAATTTACTCTGAAATTATATGTATATTTTTGCTCCTGTAAAGAGAATCAAACTCTAAAATTCAGTATTAAAAGCGGGCCATATAATACTAAATTGAAATCATTCACAGGAGTTAGTCTTTCTATATTTTCACAAACCTAAAAAGACATAGACGTTGGGTTACTTCCGATACCAATGCAAAAATATAAATTTAATTTTATATAGAAACCATAAAAGATTAAAAACTATTGTTATTTATATTTATTTAACATATAAGTATAAAATAGACTGTATTATTAATAAATTATTTCTTTACTAATAAATAAATTTCTTTAATATGTTTGTATATTAAAAATATGTTGTATATTTGCAGTGACAGTAACCTATCCAAGGTTAATCAGCCTAAGATGGTCTTAGTGTAGACAAGTATTAGGTTCAGAAGTCGGTTTACTTGCTAAGACTTTTGGTTATATAAAAGTGATGTGAATCATATAATAACTGAATTTTATACATATTTAGCAAGGTTTTCACCGATACTGTCAAAAATAGTCTTAATATAAGTGGGAAGGTAGCACCCCATAAGGATAGAAGGTGTTCTACTAAGAGTATTTAATATTAAATCATTAAATACTAACTGGTAGAAGGGGTAGTGGAGAGACCAAAAGTCTACCTTTAATATTATTATCATAATAATATGATATTATTATCATAGTAATATTAAGCGGGCAGTTTTATATTTGAAGAAGTATAAAATCTCTGCTGCCCATGAAGTTTAAGATTAAACACCCATAATATTTATTATTTGGGTTATTAGCTGTTTATTTTTTTTTCTTTTAAAAAAAAATCGACGCTAAAGAGGGGATACTTTATCCAAAATCGAACTATGTAAATAATATATTTCTTACAGATTTAAAAAGAAAAAAAAATAATAACTAAAATAAACCCACTACTAAAAGATAGGTAAAGAAAAAAGATGAGTTGAAAAGAAAAAGAAAAAATTAAGAAAGTAGAATTAAAAATAAAATATTAAGAAAAATTGGGACAAAGGGAATAATCAAAGTAAAAAGATTAAGAAAATTGTTAGTTTTAGATTTTGGCCGTTTTTGCAGACTTTATGTTATCTGTTAAAATATTTATTTAAATATTAATTTATATATAAATAGTATTATATCCATTGTATATTTATATCCCATTCTTTAAAGAATAAACTAAAGATGTATTATATTATAATTACTTTATAATTACTTTATATTAGTATAAAGTTACTCTATAAATATTTTATGATTACTATAAATAAGTTTCCTAAACAATTAAAATTATATCTTTTAGGAGATAAATCTACTGAAAAATCAGTTACTATACACTCTAATAAACAATATTATTTATTAGTAAAACTATTAAATAATCATGGTTCTTCTATTCAAATATATGATCCTATTCCTACCTTTATTAATAGTTCTATTATTGAAAATTACAATGAATTATGTTTATTCTTTAATAGTTCTACTAAATAAAAAATCATTTTTCCTTTAGTAAAATATTATAAATACTACCAACCTACCCCCCCCCCCTTCTTCCACCCTTCAAAACTTATTATTTTATACTGTATAAACCATAAAAATAAAATATAAAAATTATTTTTGTGGTTATTCATTTATGTATTCTTCTGTAAGGTAATATTACTTATCCTACCCTATAAAAACTATAAAATAAATTATCCTCCTACTACTTTTGTAATTGATATTTTAGTTAGGTGGTTTAAGGGATTTAGGGAGTTTGTTGTTATTTGGAATGGTTTTTCTGAAATTAAAATATATGTTTTATAAAGTCTATCTATAGTAAATATGATAAGTAATTATTTCTTACTCTGTATAACCTAACACTTATTTTTCATCTGTAAATAATAATGGTTTTAATTCTTATTTTATATAGTTTTCATAATAATATTAGTCAATTTTGAGTGTATAAAACTACTATTATTAGTATTGATTTATATGTTTTATTAGTTCTAATCTATTAGTTTTATGTCTTCATTGTGCTATTTTTTATATAATTATTAGTCAGCTTTTCGTTGGTTTATTCGTTCGATCGTTCTTTAAAATATATTCTTAACACAAATTTTTTATTAGTTTTTTGATTGTTATAAATGTTATTCTGGTGTGTATGTAAGATATTTATTATGTTATATATATTTATATATGTGTTAAATAAGAACCTCCTACCCCACCCCCCATAATTAATGAGGGGAAGATATCCCCCTATGATAAACTATGAGTACTGAAGACAAGAAGATTCTTAAGATTATCAAGGATAATTTTAAGATGGCTCAGCTTAATGTTGAGACTAAATGTTATGTGTTAATCACTTCAGAGTTTACAGCATTTATTCCTGTAAACTGCGTTAATTCTAATGTGGAGGAACTAATAGTTCAATCATCTGTCAGTTCTACCAATGGTAGAACTTACATTAGAATTATGAAAGTTAACACTGTTAAAGTTAGCTGGAAAGTATAACTTCCAGCTTTCTTTTATAATACTTAACTCTTAATAGTATTTATAGTAGTATATATATTAAATGTACGCGTACATTATTATATATATATAAAATACTACTTAAAGTATTACTTTAGATTAAGTAGTGTAAAGTGCTGATTATCAGCTGATAACATAAAACACAATTTTTTCTTTCAGTATTGAATTCTTAATAATGTTCCATATTTACGCAGAAATAATTATTTAATCATACTATTTTTTGGAATTAAAATCTTCTATAAATTACATATTTTTATAACAGAAAAAAGTACACTTTCTTTATAAAAGTAGTAATAAAAATGAAGAATAATAGTAGTTATAAACACTATTATGGACTAAAAATACTCTTTGACAAGTCCGAAGGGTGGTTATAATATTAGTATACCAATGATATTATAGCTATACTATTAACTGGATTAATATAATGATATACCATTATATTATGTAGTTATAGAAATAGGGAGACTATAACAAAACCTAAAATTCCACCGATAATATAATATATTATCGGGGTATTAATAGATAAAATTAGCTACTTTATCTATTAATACTTTTTATTTATATCAAACTCGAAACTATTCTGATTAAAGGGTAATAATAACAAGATAAACTACAAAAAATAATGGAAAAAATAACAGAAACACTAAAAAACAATTTACTTGTAAGAGAGCTTGAAATAGCAATATTACGTGTAAAAATGATCAAAAAAGAAGATTTATTAAGGGAAAATAAAGATGATTTAGTAAGATTACACGCTTTACTATCATCGATAATATCTACTTACAATAAACACTTTTAAAATACAAAAATCATGGAAAAGTGTATATTATGCGGAAGAAGAATGATCAAGGGATGATTAATATCATCCCTTTAACATTAAAAGTCTTAATTGCTGGTTAGACACTCTATGTAAAGTTATTATATTCTTCACTCAAACGAAATAAAAAAATGACACTATGAAAAATGTAAGATTTGTAAAAAAAACAGATATACTCGCTAATGAACACAATAAAAATAATAAGAAACATAAAAACCAGGAATTTAACAAAAAACCGACGTAAGGATATATACGCTTGGGCAAAATATATGACAAAAGAGTCTTACGGCACTTCAGAATCCTTAGAGTGGTTCAACATTTATTGTGCCTTAAATAAAAGAACAATAGATTGGTTTGATCATAGAGAAATAGCAACAAAAAGTCGCAAAGACCTTATACAAAAAAGTATAAAATATTTATATTCTAACAAGCCGAATATACCATAACAATATAAGGAAAGAGTATAAAAAGAATAAAACGCAACTCTTGTTAATATGCACAGAGTATAAATAAGCATATATCCTATCATTATAATCTTTAGATAGGGCTTCTAATAATGTTAGAGACGAAGAACAGTACTCTCCTGCTAAAACATTATTTGACTTGATGGTGGAACAGTAACCTTAATTCACAGCACTAAATGCAAAACAAAAAAAAATGAAGCACAGTGAAATCATTCAAAGATGGTCATTTGTAGAGTTTTTGAACAACCAGTTTGCAAAAACTGGTTATAGAAAGGTAGGTAAAACAGAAGTTACCTATACAAACAATGAGGGTATACAAGATTCTTTTGTATTATTTAATCTTGCAGGAAAAGAAGTTTCTGTAGGAGAGAAATGCAGGAAAGAAATCAAAAGCATTGAAAAACTCCGTGAGTTGCAAGATGAACTTTCAGTTCTCCACTGTATCCTTTCAGACAAGAATGAAGTAACTGGAGAACTTACGAACCCCAAAGAAGCCTTTATAATATGTAAAGGTAGAGAAATGGATGAAGTACAAGAATGGTAATCCATTAAAGATAATAGAGAGTGTAAAAGCTCTCTATTATTTCTTTTATTTTGATGTCAAATTCATATAAAAAATAGCAACTGACAACTTACCCCCCTTACCCATCCAACCCTTCACCACCACTAATTACTGACAAAGAAATATAAAAAACGAATAAAAATAAAATATAAAGCTATGAGAAAAAAAATTTATACAAGAGAAAATATTAAAGGAGAAAGAGTAGTAGTAAACCATTTCATTACTACTGAAATAATTAAAAACAATAAATCAAATGAAGAATTAAAATCATTTGAAAAAGGGTTAAGAAATAAGATAAAACAATTCAAACAAGCAAAGAAAAATGAAAATTATTTATAAGAACAATATAGCTAAAGGAATTGATTTTACAATAAAAAAAGAAAAGAAATACACTGTAAAAAGTGTAACTATCTTCATATTAAAAACATTCCTTTATGCTTTAATCTTGATTGCTTTACTTATAATAGTAGAACAATATAGAGTATTAACATTTAAATAAAATACAAACATAAAACATAAGATTTAATAGTTCTCTTAGCTCAAGTAGGTTAGAGCAATTCCCTCATAAGGAAAAGAGTATTAGTTCAAGTCTAATAAAGAACACTTATAGTTCGTAGTTTATCATAACAATAGAACAATATCCGATAGTGATTATTAGATATTGTTCACTTTTTAATTTAAAATACTATTTACAACTAATAAAAATAAAACATATGAAAAAGAGAACATTTAAAGAACAGAAACAAATATTATTAAGCTTTATAAGAGAAATAAAAGCATTAAGAATAGATGAAAAAGAAGAAAGAAGGATTAAAAATACATCCCAACTTCTTGATTATATAGTAAAATATATAGCTTTAATATATAAAAAAGACATTAATATTATAAACCTGCTTAAAGAATTGTACTCAGTAGAAGAATTACATAAAGGAGGAATATTATTAGAAGGAAACCATAAAATACATAATAAAACAATATGTTGTTTTGGAAATACACGAGTAGAAGCTAAAGGAAACTCAAATATAAAAGCATTTGATAAATCAATAGTGGAAGCAATGGATAATTGTATGGTATCAGCCTATAATAAATCAATAATATTTGCTTGGGAAAATACTATAATAACTGCAAGAGACAATTCAATAGTAAAATGTTGGAATTATTCTACATGTTACTCTTATGACAAATCAAGCATAAGTGCAACAAATAAAACAACAATTATAGGACATAATAATTCATCTATAAAAGCTGGAAATAATTCGATAGTATATACAGAAGACAATTGTAAAGTAACAGCAATGAATTATTCTACAATATTTGCATCAGATAAATCGATTATAAAATTATTTGATTATGCAAGAGCAAAAACAGACAGAGATGTAACTATAATAGCGAATGATCATTCAGTAATTTATGTAGAAGATGAAATATTACCTAATTATATATTAAAAAATAATTCAGTACTATTTCAACATAATACAATATATACGAATAAAACAATGAAAATAAATAATCAAGAATATATTGATACAGAAATTAATGGAGAAAATATAAAAATAGACCTTAAAATATAACTAACACAAAAACAAACATACAAATTTAAAAATAAAAATCATGAAAGAAAGATTAATAACCTGTTTAAAATGTAAGCAAGAACTACCTGAAAGTAGTTTTTCTAAAGGTAGTAACAAATTTGGTAGGCACTCTTATTGTAAAGAATGTGATAAAAGATTATCAAAAGAAAGATACCAAAAAAAGTTATCCAAACAAAATACTACAATAACAGTACAAAAACAAAAAGAAGAAAAGAGAATACTACATAAAGTATATAAAAATCCTGAATTAGCTCATTTTACTAATAGACAACTATTAGAAGAAATTAAAGAGAGGGGATATACAGGAAAGCTATATTTTACTAATGAAATTCAATTGTAGTATATAAAGATATTTTTAAAATTGTTTATTATGAAAAAAAGAATTTTATTTTACTATAAACATTTATATAGATTATTATTCCTAAGAAAGTATGAATTAAGTAACAAAAACAAATTAATTGTACTTAATCATGCCCTACAAAAAATTAAAAGTCTGAATAAAAAATATTTATGTACGGCTATAGAAGAGGCTATAATAGATAATATAAATCCAGAATTAGTTTATAGTTATGAGAGAAAATATTTATATATACTTATTCCAAAATTTAATTCAGTACATCTTACAGGAAAAGTATATTCTTATAATGAATGTTGATGGACTAATAATAATAGAGAACCAAGAATAACTGCTTTAAACAGATTAATAGAAGAGTATAAAAAGAAATAGAATTATAATTATTATTAATATATTCGTTAAATCTTTATTAATTCTACAATCTAATAACTATTATGCTAAAACTATATTTTTAATTAACTTCGTACAATTATTAATTAACATAAAACTATGAATTTTATTTATGTAATTCTTACTGACAATAATCAAATATTAGGTTGTTTTGGTAAAAAGAAAAAAGCTATCGATGCTATTAAATCGTTATATGATATAGTAGAAGAGATTGAAATAAATGTCTACTATGAAACAGTAGATTATGATATTATAATTAAAGAATATCCTATCAATGAATTAATATAGAATTAAAAATATAATTTTAAATATAATACTATTATGAAAATCTACATTATTAAGACAGATAAAGGAGATATAGAATATTGTTCAACTACACAAGAATCAGCTAAAAAAGTTGTATCCGATAATACAGATAAAAAGATACATAAGATATTCCTTAATAAACCATATTTATCAAAGCAAGGAATTATTATAACTATAGAAGAACATGAATTATTTAAATAAAATATGAATAGACAGGAATTAAATACAACAATCATAAAGCATTTTAATAGTAATTATAATTTAATACTTGAATTTGCTACAGGAGTAGGAAAAACAAAGATAAGTTTAGATTGTGTTTTAGGAAATAAACTTATAAATCCTAAAACTCTTATAGTAGTATCGGAAAGAGCACATATTAAAGGTTGGTTAGAAGAAATTCATAAGTGGAATTATTCTACTGAAAACATATTTATTCTTTGCTATGCTTCACTAAAAAAGGTAGTAAACAATAAATATGATACAGTTATTTGTGATGAAGTACATAACTTATCAGCTGAAAGAATAAGACATTTAAAAAAGATATTATCTAATAATACTAATACAAGATTTATTGGGTTATCAGCCACAATATCTTGGGATTTGAAATATGTTTTAAGAAGCTTTATAAACAATTTAAAATTCATGAAATATGAACTTAAAGAAGCCATTAAAAATAATATTTTACCTACTCCTGAGATAATACTTATTTCACTTACTTTATCCACCACTTTAATGGATAAAATAGAAGTAAGGAAGGGTAAAGGGGGGGAGGAAGTATGTTTGAAGAGGTTTAATTCTTTACAAAGATATATTAGTAAAGAAAAAAATAAAAACATAAAAGATAAGCCCACTTTAATAGTAGAAGATTCAGTAAAAAATATTTACGATTATATTGATCAAAGAGTATCTGCTTATTCAGAATTATCAAAAAAAGGAAGGACTTCTCCACTATTATCTTTAAGAGAAGGGTTAAGAAGAAAGAATTTCTTAGGTAAAACAAAAACAAGTTATGTAAAGAAATTAATAGAATCCTTTAATGAAGATGAAAGAATAATAGCATTTACTGTTAATATTGAACAATGTAATGAACTTGGTGGAAGTAAATATGCTTTACATAGTAAATCAAAAAATAAAGATATGCTTAGTGATTTTAATAATCACAAAATTAATCGTATCTTTACAGTGAAAATGCTTAGGGAAGGAACTAATTTAATTAATACTCCTATAGGAATTATCACACAACTTGATGGTACTACAGGAATGTTTATACAAAAGTTAGGTAGGCTTTTAAGGCATGAATCACCTAAAATATTTATCTTTTACTACAAAAACACTTCTGATGAAAATTATTTAAATAAAGCTATAAAAGAGGTAGATAATAAATATGTAAAAGAAATTACTTTAGAAGAGTACATAAAAAAAACAATAAAAATAAAGATAGAAAAAGAAAGTATAGAATAGATTTAATTGATTTGTTTTTTTTTTCATGATTAAGGTTTTAAGTTTGATTTATATGTTTATTATCCTATAAAACTTTTTCTATATTTTAATAACTAAAAGGGGCTGAAAGATGTTTGACATAAGACAAGAAAAAATTTATTAATCATGTAGTGTTTTTATAGTAACACTTTAATAAAACTATTAAAAATAAAATTCGATTATAAACTAAACTCAGCAGCTTGAAACTTTATAAAATATAAAGAAGTAAAGCAAATCTTAGAGAAATTAATCTGTTTAATATCTAAGATTATTACTAAAACAGATAGCTTATACATTTTCTCAAAATAATAAGTGATAAAGAAGAGGTAATATTTGAATGAATTTGTTTTATTATAGTTCAAATTAAAATACTAAACAAATAAAACTAAGCATGTAAAAAAGTAAATTTAACTTCTTATGGACGAAGGTTTGAATCCTTCCAGCTCCACAAAATATAAAACAAAGTATGTTAGTAGAGGTTTTTATATTTGTTTATTCATAGTTTCATAGTATTTTTTCATAGTTTGATTTTTTTCCCTACTAACTACTTTATTTTTTCATCATAACCTTTCTATAATCACTGAACTTTATTTTATCCATAAATTCATTTTTATACTCGTTTGGTCACAGCATTCTTATGAGTTTTAGATATAAATAAACAAAGTGTTTTATAGAAAGGTTTTCTTATAAAGACTGTAAGAATAATTTTATATACAAAGGTAGCTCACTAACCCCCATAAGCCATATAATTTCTTTTTTCCTTTAATATAAAATGAAATTACAGTCTTTATTTTAAATTTATACTAAGATTAATCTTACTATCTTGTCATAATAATTTTAATTCTTTGTTAGTCTTAAACTAATTACTATTATGAAACCATAAATATTAAACTACAATTAAAAATACATATACATGAATATCTTTATTAATGAAGCTATGTTAGAGAAATATAATCTATCATTAGCAGAAGCACTTATATTAATAACTTCAGAAATAGCAGAAAAAAATAATACAACTCTTGATTATATATTAAGAGTTATGAAACTAAAAAACTATATTCTATCTGACGGAAGTTTAAATCCTTTATGTTTAAACATAGTTAAAGGACTATCAAAAAGTAATGCTCCTAATAAAATAAATAAAATAGATTTATCTTTTATAAAATCCCTTCAAAACATCTTTCCTAAAGGTAAAAAAGAAGGAACTAATATTTACTGGAGAGGAAATTCTTCGGAAGTAAGAAAGAGACTTGAAGTATTCATAGTTAAAAATCCTCATATAACTAAAGATGATATATTAGATGCTGCTAAAAGATATGTACAATCTTTCAATGGAAATTACAGTTATATGAGAACACTAAAATATTTCATCTTAAAGAATGAAAATAAAAATGGTGAAATCAACTATACTTCAGACCTCCTTACTTTCATAGAAAATAAAAGTAATGAAGAACAATCATTTAACTTTTCAAATAGTGAATTAAGATAAATTATAGTCATAATATCATTTATACATTATATATTTGTACCACTAATATTAATTGCCTATGGAAGTATTTTACATTAAAAGTTCAATTATTTTTTTATCTATAATAGGATTTCTTTATTTTATTCTTTCTTGTATAGAATTTACTATTAAAGTAGATAACATCAAGAAAAATCTAATAAATAAATATAAAGATTTCAAAGGAACATCTATTATATTAGAATAGGAAAATGATTAAAGGTAAAATTGGGGGGGGGGGTCGGTAAATAGTTGTTTCATGTATTACAATATAAACAATAAAATAATTATGAACCAACCTCTACAATACAAACAAAGTAATTAACATTTATAAAAATAAAACAACTATGAAAGAATATATAGTATTATATGAAAATAAATATGCAGTTATTCCTGAAGATTATAATAAAGAAAAATTAAAAAACTTTCCCATAGAAGTAGTAGCTCAGATGGCTATTGAAACTATGAAACAAGATAATATCTTTAACATAGAAATATTTCAAAAAAATAAATGTGCAAACAAAGATGAGAGAGGATTTTCATGGTATACAAGTGGTAAATCACATTATGCATTTCCCAATAAAGCTTCATTATGGATCAAAATAATAGAAGAACCAAATAAAAACTTGAATATCATAAAAGATTTTGGAGAGGTAAATAATAATACTTTCTTTGAATCTGGAATAATATATGAATTACCTGATAAAAATTTCTTTATAAGTATAGAAGACCTTAAAGAAATAAAAAGTGGAATAACTGATATATGGAATATATTATATCTATATTATAAATATGACATACAAGTAACAATCGAAAATATAAAAAATCATGTAGATATTTTATCAAAATTAGATATTAGTTATGAAGATAAAACATGTATAAATTCAATATTAGAAATTAAATCTAATATAGAAAACATATATGATAATATTATTTATGGAAAAGTAAATAAAAAAGCAGAAAGTTTCATATTAAAGAAAACTTCAGAAGAGAAAAATAATACATTCATAAAAGAAATTATTATTACAAATAATCTTCCTGAAATAATAGAAAATAATAAAATAATAAAAGATTATGTATATAAAGAACATATAGGAGTAAAAACAAACAGAATATATTTAACTGAAAAAGAAATTGAAGAAAGTATTAAATGTGATAGAAGTCCCTTATTAACACTTATACATAAATATAATATCATAAAGCAAGGAAAATTATTTTTTATAAGTGATATTAAATACGGATTTATTTCATATTTAAAATCAATATCCAAAGAAGAAAAAGATATTTTATGTAAATTAAAAGCATGTTCTAAAAATAATTACTTTAATATAGGCTATAAATTTTTTACTCTAAAAGATGAAGTATTAATAGTGAAAAACATAATTATCAAAAAATTTAAAGATACAAATTATAATATATATATTAAATTTGATAATGAAGTAGTTATAAATTCAAATAAAATAGAGGAATATTTATATTATACTAATAAGTGGTACAAAGAAAAAATTATTAAAGATTCGGATTATAAAATATCCGCTGACATATATGAGAAATTTTATGAATATCCTATTAGTGTAGTCATAAGTTTTATTAATTCTTTATGGTTATCTAATACAGATAAAAGAGATAACTTTAATTTTTTTGTATTAAATAATACTATAAAAGATTTAATAGAATACTATTGCTACAATAAAACATTTTTTAGAAACATAATGCTTAAAAATGATTATGAAGCCTATTATATTAATGCAGGAAAACAAATACTTGAAGAAGATTTAATGTACTTTAAAAATGTAATGAGACATAATTACGAATACGAATTACCTGAATATTTTAAATCAAAGTATAATAAAGACAATAAAACAGGAAAAGAATTATGGGAAGAAAAATTAATATCTATAGAAAAACTTAATGATCCTAAATGTATTAAAGGAATTGAATATAAACTTATCTATCTCCAAAATAATTTTGAAGTTACTTTAACAGAAATAGAAAAGAATTTATGTATAAAAAACAATGTCAATCCGTATGTAGCTCTTTTATATAAAGCTAACTACTACCGTTGTAACAAACTATTATGGTTATCGAACTATGTACTTAGAGAAGTGACTGAAGTTTTAAATATAAAAAACAGTATTGAAGGAGAATATTTCTGGAATAAAGTAATAAAAAATAAAGGTATTTTGGGGGAAAGTAGAAGTATTATTTATAGTTTAGGGAAAGATGATTTTAAATTACGTGATATAATTTTATATATCACCAGTAATATAAAATCAGGAGATTTCTCTATTCATTATAAATACATCGGTAATACTAATGAATATTATTTAATAGAAGACTATAAAGATTTTAAGAAAGAAGAGTTTAAAATAATAAATAATACAATTAATTCAAAAGAAGATGGAAGACAAGAATTTAAATCAAAAGGAAATGAAAAAGATGGAAGAAGTGAGAATCAATTACAAGGAGAAAACACTGTTAAATCCTGTTACAGATTTACAGAAAGAAGTAAACTTTTTGGTGGAAGATACCGATCTTCAATTACAGATGAAAATGCTTTCAGCAAGGAAAGAACTTCAAAAAACAAAAGTGTACTTAGAAAATATTAAAACGACTTATCCTTTCAAACTTATTGAATATCTTGAAGTAGTAGACAATATTGAAAGTCTTGAAAGAGATATTAACAGAACTAAAAAAGTTATGGAAGAATTTGGCTTTGATGTAAAAGATGAGTGATACTTTAACTATGTATCAAGATACTATTAACTATCTTGAACATAGAAGAGATACTATAATAAAGGGGGGAATCAATTGTATTCCCTCTCCTTTTTATAGGTTTTCAAATGATTTTGTAGGAGTAACTCAAGGAACTTATTATATAGTTACTGGAGCTACTAAATCTGCTAAAACTCAATTATCTTCATACTTATTTATCTATCATCCTTTATTATATTGTTTTAATAATCCACAAAAAGAAATTGATTATCGTATATTATATTTTGCGTGGGAAGAAACTCCAAGAAAGATATATATAAGATGGTTAAGTCATATTCTTTATATATTATCAGGATATACTATAAGAGTATCTCCTATGGACTTACAATCTACTAAAGAAACTAAACCTCTTAGTAAGGATGTTCTTGATTTAATTAAATCTACTAAATTTAAGATATTATGTAAATATTTTGAAGAACATGTGGAATTTAATTCTACAAGAAATCCTACAGGTATGTATAAACATGCTCTATCAAAAACAGTAGATGAAGGTAAGATATATAAAAAGAAAGTTATAATAAAAGATAGAGATACAGGTATTCATAAAGAAGTTGAAGTATTCAATAGATATGAACCTCATAATCCTTTTCTTTACAGATTAGTTATATGGGATCATGTAGGCCTTACTTCTAATGAATCAGGAATGAATAAGATGGAATCTATAGGTAAAATGTCTTATGATTATGGAGTTGAATTAAGGGATAGATACAACATGAGTATTGTAAATATTCAACAGCAAGTAGCTACTCATGAAGGAGTAGAGAATTATAAAGCAGGAAAAATAAGACCTTCAGGAGATGGATTAAACTGGAATAAAAGTACACAGTTTGATTGTAATATTATGCTTGGAATATTTTCTCCTTATAAACATGAATTACCTGAATATATGAGATATAATGTAACAAAGTTAAAGGATAACTTGAGATTTTTAGAAGTATGCGCTTCAAGAGATGGTGAAGGTAATGGAGTATGTCCATTATATTTCGATGGTGCAGTATCTTATTTTCAAGAATTACCTTTACCTCATGATGAAAAGAAATTAAATGAAGTATATGGACTAATAAAAAAGAATAAAGAAAGTCTTATACTTTGTAATATATCAGATGAAATTATAAATAAAAACAATAATAATAAATTATTCAGAACTATTAAAAATTTATGGAAATAATTATAATTGTATTGTTCATTTTACCTGTATTACTTTTAATCTTAGTAAGCATAAATTATATAAATGTGAAAAAAAGATTTGAAGTTCTTGAAGATAAAATATTAAGTTATGGGAAAGAATTTTCAAAGATTGAAAAAGCATTCAGTAATGTAGAAGAGGATTTAAGTTCTACTACTTTAAGTATTATAAGTAATCATAAGAAATATCAGCAATTATATAATGACATGTATAAAACAAAATACAGAAACAAACAAAATATTTAATTATTAAAATTATTAACGATATGACTTTATTATTTACAATTACATTATTATTATCTATTTATTCTCTTATTCATACTTTAAGTTTTGTTTTGTATAGACAACGACAGACTATCAAATATAAAGAACTAAATATTAAAGTAGATAATCTGAATGAACAACTTGAATCATTTCAAAAGACAGTTGTAAAATTGATGAATTGTTTTATAGAATATAATAAATCACAAAGTAAAATTAATAAATCAAATGAAGAAACAATAAAAATATTTGCAAAAGAAAGAAATAAAATAGTTTCTGATATAAACACATTAAAGAACAATCAAAAAGAAATGTATGATTTCTTAACCTCTTTAAAAGAATATAAAGACAGACATAAAAACAAAATTAATAAAGATTGAATGGGACATTTAGTAATAGTTTTAGGTAATACAGGTTCTGGTAAAAGTTCTTCTATCAGAACCTTAAATCCTAAAGAAACAGTGGTGGTAAAATCTGTAAAAAACAAAGATTTACCATTTGGTGGAAGTAGAAAAAATTACAAAGAAAAAGTAAATGTATTTAGTACAAGTAACTACTCTGATGTAATTAAAATTATTGAGTGGGCAAGTGCTAATGATTCTATAAAGAATCTCATCATTGATGATATGAGGTATATTATGGTAGATGAATTTGCTAAAAGAGCTAAAGAAACAGGATTTACTAAATTCACAGAAATAGCATTACATTTTAAGATGGTTACTGATGCTATTGCAACATCAAAACCTGATTTAAATTGTGCTATTATGCTTCACGATGATGATGTAATATCTGATAATACTATTGTAAAAAAGAAAGTAAAAACAGTGGGTAAGTTAGTAGAAGAACAATTCAATCCTATAGAACTTACTTCAACACTTCTTTATTCATTTATTAAACATGGAAGTAAGGGAGAAAGAGAGCATTTATTCGCTACTCATGAAGTACTTATAGATGGAATTATTGTTCCTGCTAAAAGTCCTATGGGAGTATTTAAAGAAGATTATATTCCTAATGACTTACAGATAGTATTTGATTCTCTTAATAGATATTATGATGGAGAAGAAGAAGAAACTGAAGAAACAGTAAAATAAAACTATATAATCATTTATTCATATTTAAAACATATAAGACATGAAGTTATCGAATAACTTAACAAAAATATTTTTAGGAGGAATTATTAATTCTACTAAACCGATAGTTAAAAAACTAAACTCAATCCAAGAAAAAATTACTGTTCTTGAAGCTGAAAAAGAACAATTAATGAAAGAAATTGAAAGAGCTGAAGAAATAGGAAAACATTTTCTTAACGGTAGAAGTCTTCTTAGTGTTATTAAAGAAATTGAAAGTGGTAAAGCACTTAAAGATTTAATAGAAGAAATTAATACTGAATCTGTAGAAGAAGTTACTCAAATTGATATGAGTAATAAGATACATGAAATACCTGAAGAAAGTATTGATACTACAGAAGTACCTGTAGATAATTATTTAAATGTTCAAGAAAAAATGTTGTAATTAATCATACATAAACATTAATAATATGAAATTTAATTTGAAAAAGAAAAACCTTGCAAAAACAGATAAAGTATTTAAAGAAAATGTAGCTGCTTATGTCCACATGGCTATTTCAGTGGGAGATAATGCCGATGAACAATCAGCATTTGAAGCTTCTTTATTTACGGGAGTAGGATGTGTAAATGTATTAGCAGTTAATCCTACTAAAGAAGAACTTGATAAACTAAGAGGATTTGAAAGTAAAAATGAACCTAAATACACCATTGAAAAGGATGGTGAAGTAACTCAGGTTATTACTTTCTTAGTAAGAACTAATGATAATCCTGTAAACAACGGTGTTGATACTTTTGGATTTATTAAATTCTTTATTAGGGATAAGTATATGCTTAATAAGGATGGAAATAAGCTTAAAGTAATAAATAAATATGGTGAATGTGCTTGGCTGCCTTATGATAAAGAAAATAATAAAGTGTTAGGAGTTCCAGATAATATGCACTGGTTTACTCCTGATGATGTAAGACCATGTATTGCTGGAGAAGAAGAACTTACGAGATTTTTGAAGAATTACGCTAATACTGCTCAAAAAGATGATGCAGGAAACAAAGTGGAATGTAGGATTGATAATATGAATAAGATAGCTTCAGGAGATATAAAAGAATTAAAGAATCTTATTAAACTTACTGAAGGATATACTGTAAAAGTATTATTCTATGTAGATAAAGGATATCAGCAGGTTCTTTCAGGACAAACACAAAGAGCTTGGTCTAACAATTATTCTTATTTCTTGAAATTTGTAAAAGAAGCTAAACAAATAGGACAGTTTTCTACAGGAGAATTTACTTATGACAGTCTTCAAAAGTATGTTTTACAAGCTAAACCTACTGAAATAACTTCAACCTCTTCAGGAATTAATTTACCTGATTTAGGTAATATGAAACAACCTGAAACAGGTAAAAGTAATCTGCCATTTTAATATAAAAACATAAATAATTTTAATTATTCAGTATGATTTCTATAGGAAAAATACCGATAAGTTTGGATTATATTTTATCAATAGTATCAGAACTTAAAATACTTTCATTTTATTTTGGAGTTTTGCAAGTTCCTTCTCTTATAAATAGTCCTTTAAGAAAGGATAAAAATCCTTCATTCGGTATTTACTATAGAAATAATTCTATTAGATATAAAGATTTTGCTACTGGAGAGTCTGGAAATATATTTAATCTGTTAATGACTAAACATCATTTAAATTATAGAGATACATTATCCATGATTTATAATGATATGCTTAGAAATTATTCAAAAGGATGTGTTACTATAAATCATCCAAAGAGAACTAAAGTATCAAAAACAATTGATATTAAAGTTAGAATAAGAGAGTGGGATAATGATGATATAAACTTTTGGACAGGTAAATACGGATTACCTGTAGATTATTTAAAAAGTTGTTATGTTGTTCCTATAGATATGGTTTTTATATATACTAAGACTGGTACATATCTTTATTATACGGATAGATTAGCTTATGCTTATATAGAAAATAAAGATAATAAGATAAGTTATAAGATATATCAACCCTATAATAAAAATCAAAAATGGATTAACAAACAAGATTCTTCAGTGTGGGAATTATGGCACACTTTACCTGAAAAAGGAGAAAAATTAATCATTACATCATCAAAAAAAGATGCTATGGTTATATCTTATCATACAGGTATTCCTTCAATTTCTTTACAAGCTGAATCTATTATACCTAAGAAAAAAATAATTAATCAATTAAAAAGCAGATTTAACCAAATCTATATACTTTATGATAATGACTTTAAAGCCTCTCAAAACTGGGGAAGAATGAATGGTCATAAATTATCAAAGTTATTCGATATACCACAAATAGAAATTCCTAACCCTTTGAAAGTAAAGGATAGCAGCGACCTTTATGAAGTTCATGGTAAGGAAATTCTATGTAAAACTATTAATGAACTTATACATATCTGTAATTTAAATTTAAATTTAAAAAGTAAAAAACAATGAGAACAATTAAAGTGATTGATCCACAAAACGGATTGACTTATGAGTTTAATGGAGAGTTTAATACATTAGGTGATTTACTTGATGTAATGGATGATAAAGGTATTAACTATGAAAATATCCGTATGGTTGAAGGGTATTCAAAGTCTTCATTCAATGTTAATAATAGGGATGCTGTTATCCCTAAAGAAGTGGTTCTTAGAGGTACTACTTATACTAATATTATCTTTTCAATGATGCAGGAAGATAAAAAGATTTCTTCAGCTGTAGACAGAAAGAAACTGATGGCTGAAGCCAAGAAAATCATTGAAAATAATTCTAATCTTAGAAAAGATATAGGTAATATTTCACAAGTAAAAACTGAAATATTAGCTGAATTTGTATTAAAGTATGGTAAACCAAATTACTGTAATAATACGATGAACAGTTATCCAGTGAATCTCAATGATTGGGCTAATTCGGTAGAAAGTAGACTTGCAGCTATTGAAAAAGAATTAGGAATTAAAGTAGAAGTTAAAACAAAATCCAATTTTTGTGTTTCAGGAATTTCTGAAGAAGATAAAAAATTGTTCAGAGGAATGTTTTAAACATTAAACAAAAAAAGATGGTTTTACCGTTTAGTAAAGTAAAATCATTACCAAATATAAGGACTTACAGAAATAAAGTCTGTAAGTCCTTTATTTATGCCTTAAAATATTATGGTAATGATAGAGTAATGGTACATTCAAATGAAAAAGGTGATAAATACGCATTAATTATTTATTATCCTGAAGTTAAAATGCACTCTATGCAGAATAATATAGATCATACTATTAAAGATATATATGTATGTTTCACTATAGATAATAGTGGTTATGTATATTATCCTAAAGGTATCAGAATGACTCTAACTGAAGAGGAATTTAATGCTAAATTTTATTTTCCTCATTTATACCAATTAGATACTTCAATTATAGTAGGAGATTTTTGTTTAGGAGATAATTCCCCATTAGTAAATCATTATAATTCTGCTAATTTAATATTAAATGATAATAACGAATTACCAGAAGAATGGTTTATTACTTTATTCATATTAATGGATCAATATCTTACAATAGAAACTACTCATTCGGCATATTGTAGAATATCGAAAATAACAAATGTAAAATCAAAATTGATTTCTATTCATGATTATATAAAAGTAAGTAATGGATATGATAACATTAATATATTGGATAATGGAAATATAAATTTAATAATAGCGAATGTGATATTTGAATTATATGATAAAAATTTATATCTATATGAAACAAATAAAATTAATGATATAAATTTCAACATACATTCTATATTTAATTATCCTATAGAACAATTATTAATAGTAGCTACAAATTCTATACTAAACAGACTTAAATATTTAGAGGGGGATGAATATGATCTTATAAAATCTTTATTAGTAACAGCGGTAGAAAGTGATAGAAGAATATATATAAAAGAAAATATAAAAAATAAGAAAAAAGTAAATAACTTTACCTTTACTCTTTTTAATAATAAAGTAAGATTTAATAAGAAAGATATAAAATTTAAAGTTATTGAGTCGGATAATTATAGTAATAATGATAACTGTATTTTAATAGCTGATCCTAATTTTTTATGTTTGATAATACATTTGTATAATATTCTTATGGTAAATGGAAATTTACCGGATATTATAAACATATCAACTCATGAAAAATTAAAAGAAAATATATACAGATTTCTTAACATTAATAAATATACATTATAAATATGTCAAATAAAACAAAAAAGATTCAGTCAAAAGACACTAAAAAATCCTCAAAGACTATTAAGATTTCATCTGAAGCAGTTTCTAATAATACTGAATTAGAAATAACAACTAATAAAAGTAAAACACTAAAAGATAAGGTTATTATTCCTGATAATATTATAGATCAAATTCAGAAATATAATTTTGCTTCACCATCAGAAGAATGGAGTGGAGTTATATTTTATTCAGTAACTGAAGAAAATAATATGTTTATTTATCATGTCAAAGGATTAATTCCTCTTGATGTGGGAAGTCAAACAACTACTGAATATGATGTTACTGATCCTGAAATAACTCATTATATGGTAGTCAATGATTTAATAGATTGTTATATGGGTAACATGCATTCACACAATAGGATGGAGGTCTTTTTTTCTGCAACTGACTCTAAAGCATTTGAACAAAGTAACTATCCTGTATTTCTTAGTATAATAGTAAATAATGCTATGGATATTATAGCTAAAGTAGGATTTAAAATTACTACTACAGTTAAACCTGTTAATTCATATTTACATCCAGTAACTAAAGAGATAGTAGGCATTGAAGAAAAAGAAACTGTTTCTGAAAGTTATGAAATAAGAGATTGTATTCTTGAATGGAATAAAGAAAGTACAAATGAATACTTTGAACAAATAAAAGAAATTAAAAGAAAGAAAGAAAAAGCTAAAAAGAAATTACATAATAATTATAATTATAATACTCATTATAATAATTATGGTCAATATAATATGTTTAATAACTCATATGATGACATGGATAATTATTATGATGAAACTACTAATATAAATGATAAATATAGTTATTGGGATAAATATGCTCCCATAACTAATCCTAAAGAAAAGAAAGAAACAAGCATTGTAAATAATAAGAATACAGTTAATACAAAACCTTCAGGAAAAAAGTTTTATGATATTGATGGAACATATTCATTAGTAAATACATTAGGAGAAAATATAGAGGTAACTGGAGAAATGTATTATATATGTGAAAAGATATTATGTTTCTTAGCTACAGGGGAACTCTTTTGTAGTAAATCTGCTAATGAAGTATTAAATAAATTCTATATAAATCTATCAAGTTATGGAGTTTCGAATAATAAACTTTATTCGATATTAGAAGAAGGATTTATGTTTTCTCTTAACTTTTATGGTGATAAATATACAGAAGACGATTTATTATTATGTATGGAAGAAGTAATAAATAATTATCCGAATAACAATTTAATGAAAGAAGTAAAAAGTATAGTAGAATCATGGAAATAAACGAAGAATCAATTAATCATACTGTAGAAGTCTTAACAAAACTTTATGATAGAAAACATAATGAAATTTCAAGAGATTCCGGAATGGATTATGTTGATTTTTTAAAAGAAAAAATTATGTTGGTAATAGGATTAGGTGGAGTAGGATCATGGTTATCCTTTATTCTATCAAGATTCTCTCCTAAAGCATTGTATTTATATGATAATGACATAGTTGAAGAACAAAATTTAGGAGGTCAATTATTTGGGACTAATATGTGCAATTTAAAAAAATCTGATGTAATAACTCAGTTTATATATCATATGAATATTGGTCTTAATAATACTTATATTGCAAATCATAATGCTTTCTTAGCACATATACCAATAATTTTAAATTCTCTTCCCGATTATACTTTTATATGTATAGATAATATGGAAGGAAGATATATATTATATGAGGATTGGAAAAACAAAATAATAACAGAAAAGGAAGAGTTTAAAAGGAATAAAGTACTTATAGATATAAGAATGTCTATTGATACCATACAAATTTATACTGTATTACCTGATGAATATTCATTTCAAAAGTATGAAGAATCTTTATTTTCAGATGATGAAGCCGATGCAGTAACTTGCAATAGAAAACAAACTACTTATGTTTGTGCTTTATGCACAGGATTAATAGGTAATACTGTAGTTGAACATATTAGATATGCTCATTTAGGATTTCCTCCTCCACATTTGTTTAGAGAGTATAATGCCAATATATTAACTTTAATAGAAAGATAAATGTCATTAAGTATTGATCATAATATTTATAAAAATTTTTTAGGGGTTATCACTATAAGTAAAAATAATTATAGTTTTTTACATAGAGAAAATGAAAAGTATGTAATATTAAATAAAGAATTAACAAATAATACCTTATTATATACGATAATTCCTATAGATATAAGAGTGGTTACAGAAGAAATATCTGCATATAGTTCTAAATTATGGACTGTGTTTAATAATTCAAGATTTAGAATGGTAAAAATATATTTAAGTAGGAATTTAAAAAATAAAAAGGAAACTGTAGATATATTTATAGGTAGAAAAATGCTGTGGGTAAAACGCCTTGATGGTACTTATAAACTTATATTATATTCTATGATATATAATAATAAAGAAGTATATATGTGTAAAAATGAAGTAAGTTTTTTATATCGAGGAATATTTAATTGGCTCATGAAAAAAACTTTATTCTCATATGTTATTTCTTACAATAATGGTGAAAGCCCTATTAAAGCTAATCTTAGATTAAGTATTAACGACACACAACCTATGTCAGAATCTGAAAAAATTAAATTATTAGCTAAAGAATACCAATAACATGAATCATCTTAAATTAAATAGAAAGGTATTAAACTCCAAAGAAATAATATATGATGAAATCAAGTTTAGAAGTACTTTAGATAAAGTAATCTATAAATATTTAAAGGATAATAATATGAAATTTGACTATGAAAAAACAGTATTTACATTAGTTGAATTACATAAATATGAAAATATAAAAGTATTCTCTCCACTATCTAAAAAGAGTAAATATTGGGGAGAAATAACTACTAAACCTGTAAATATTACCTATAAACCTGATTTCATTGTTAAAAGTACTAACAGTGAAATACCTTTTTATGTAATTGAAGGAAAGGGATACGCTAATGATGTGTATCCTTATAAAAAGAAATTGTTTCTTGATTATTTAAATAGAAATTATAAAGGAGCTTATTTCTTTGAAGTAAGAAATAAATCTCAAATATTAGAAACTATTGATATAATTAAGGAATGTAATGGTTGTAGGGGGGGAGGGAATAAGTATTCTTATGACTTAATGTTAAACAATTAAAATAGATTTTATGGGAATTATTGAAGATGTAATTAAAAACCAAGAAAAAGAAATTAAAAATAAACAAAAACATCCTGTATATAAGGCTTTTTTAGATATGTCTGAAGAAGCATATAGAGGATTAAAAGCTATTCATTACAGTCAATTATCTAATTATTATAGTAATGGATATAAGACTTTATTTGAAGAGAGAAAAATAAATGATAGTATGATATTTGGTAGTTTAGTAGATTGCTTATTTACTGATTCTATTAATTTTAGTAATAAGTTTAAAGTAATGGATACTAAATTACCTACTGAAGGGATTATGAAAGTAATTAATTTAATGCTTGAAAAGAATCCTGTTTCAAAATTTGAAGAGCTTACTAATTTATTTATTTTACAGTGCTGTAATGAAGTAGATTATGGTAAAAGTTATAAAGATGAAACTAAAGTAAAATACATTTCGGATTATTCTACTTATTATAACTTTAGAATTGAAAGTAGAGGTAAACAAGTAATAAGTTTTGAAAATTATGAATCAGCTGTTAAAGTAGTCGAAGCTCTCAAAAGAGATGAAAAAATAACCGAATTACTAAAGTATAATGAAAATACTGATATTATTTATCAAGCTAAAGTACTTACAGGATTCGGTGATAAACAAGTAAAATGTATGTTTGATATTATTAAACTTGATTTTATCAATAAAACTATTACTCCTATTGATTTAAAAACTTCATCTAATATAGAAGATAATTTTGAATTTAATTTTTATACTTATAATTATTGGATTCAAGCTACTTTATATTCAGAAAATTTAAGATTAAAGTTAGATGAATTAGAACTTCAAGATTGGTCTATATTACCTTTTGAATTTATAGTAATTAATAAAGAAAATAGACAGCCTCTTATATGGACTTTTGAAAATAATATTTTAGGAATGAATGAAAGGCTTCAATCTCCATATGGTAAATCATTACCTAAATGGCAAGAGATTATGGATGAAGTTTTATTAAGACTTCAATATGGAGAAATGGAACATTCTATGGATGTTATTAATCAAAATAACAGACCTAAAATTAAAGGATATAATATAATTGCATATGAATAATGTAATATTGATAGGTTTTTCTTTATTTATATTATCAGTTTTTTATTTTATATATTTCTTATGTATACATAAACAAGTTATAAAAAAATATGAAAATTTAATTTTTAATCAAAAAGGAGAATTTATTAATATAAAAAGTTCTATAGAAACCTTACGTATTCCTATAATAAAAACTGAAATAGAAGGAAAAAAATATAATTTCATTGTTGATTCAGGATCAGATAGAAGTTTAATATTTAAATCTATATTAGACTCTATAAAAGATAAAACATATCTTGATAAAGGAGTAAGAGTAACTACTATAAATGATAAAACAGATGTAAATCCTGTATGTAGATTATCTTTTTCAGTAAAAAATAATGTTTTATCCGATGATTTTATAGAATTAAAAGATTCAGTTTCTTTTGCAGCTATTGAAGATAAATATGGTATAAAGATAGATGGAATACTTGGAGGAACATTTTTAGTAGAAAATAGATGGATTATTGATTATGATAATTTAGTAGTATGGATAAAAAATAAAGATAAATAATAATTATGTTAAAAGGAAAATTTTTTATAACCAATAACAAACCTACCTACCCTCCAAATCAATATCATATAATACCTTTTGAAGAAATTATTCCAGAAATATTTCAATATAATACTCTTTCCTTAGATACTGAAACTTCAGGATTAGACCCTTATCTACATAAATTATTAACTGTTCAATTAGGATTAAATCATATTCAAGTATGTTTTGACTATCAATCTTTAACAGTTAATCAAAGAAAAATACTAAAAGAAAAACTTGAAGAAGATAGGACTTATATTATTCAAAATGCTAAGTTTGATTTAAAAGTTTTATTTCATTATGATATAATATTAAAGAATGTATATGATACCTATTTAGTAGAACAAACACTTTACTTAGGATTACCTGATTTATCAAGAGGTAAAGGGTTAGATGATTTATGTTTGAATTATTTATCTGTCAATCTATCTAAGGAAGTAAGAAGTAATATTCCTACTGAAGGACTTACAGAAAGAGTGATTCTTTATGCTTTAAAAGATGTAGAATATCTTGATAAGATAAAAGAATTACAGGAAAAAAGACTTGAAGAAGAGGATTTAATTAATTCAGCATATCTTGAAAATAAATTTGTTTTTATTCCTGCTTATATGGAATATATGGGTATTAGATTGGATAAAGATAAGTGGAATATAAAAACAAAAAGATTAGAAAAAGAAAGGGAAGAAGTAATAAATACAATGAATACTTGGGTAGTAAATAAATATGGAAGTAAAAGTAATTTTACTAAAATAGATACTCAAGGAGATTTGTTTTTAGGTTTTAATACTGATCCTCAATGTACTGTAAATTGGAAATCACCTCAGCAAGTAATTCCTTTATTTGAAGATTTAGGATTGAATCTTGAAGTATGGGATAAAAAAGAAAAGAGATTAAAAAAGTCGGTTAAAGAAAATGTAGTTAAACCACAAAAAGATAAATCGGAATTAATTTCTATCTATTTAACTTTTTCAAAAATAGAAAAAGAATTAAGTACTTATGGAGATTCATGGGTAAGAGCTATACACCCCATAACTAAAAGAATACATCCTAACTTTCAACAGATAGGTACAGACACTGCAAGAATGAGTAGTGGTGGAAATGTAAGTAATACGAATGAAAAATTAAATATGCAAAATCTACCAGCTACTGAAGAAACAAGAAGTTGTTTCATAGCTGAGGATAATAATATAATTATTTCTACTGATTATAGTTCACAAGAAACTTTAGTTATAGCAGAATTATCTGGAGAACCATCTATGATTAAAGAAATAAATAATGGTGGAGATATGCACTCTTTAGTAGCTTCAATAGTATATAAAGATCAAATAGATGTACCTAAAGAACAAATAAAAAGTAAATTCCCTAAATTAAGACAGGCCTCTAAATCAATAGGTTTTACGTTTAAAATTTGAACCGTATATGAGTAATCATATAATGAAAACTCAGTGAATTGCTGGAAAGCTAAGTATAGAAATATATATGCCGATCAGCAGCTAAGCCATAGAAGTACATAAAAGTATATGGAAAGTTCAACGACTAATCTTTGAGAAGTACGATCAATAAAAAGAACACGAGTGCTGGGCATCCTTATAATATATGATAATAAGGATGATGATATAGTCTGACCTATATGGAAACATATAGAATTATAGGATAAAGAGCCTATAAGATAACAATGTGAATTATGATGGCAATGCAAAAACTTTAGTTGAAAGGGGATTTGAAGAAAGTGAAGCTAAAAGAATAGAAAATGAATACATAAAAGGTTTTCCTAAATTAGCTAATTATAAGAAAGAACAAAAGAGATTAGTAAATCTTAGAGGATATATATTAACTAATCCCATTATAAGAAGAAGAATATATATAGATAACTTTGATATTATTGTTAGAATGAAAGAACAAATGAGTTATCCTGATTTCTGGAGTGATTATAAATTCAAGAAAGAAAATAAAATCAATGATGCTCAAATGGTTTCTGTAAGAGAATATTTCAAAGTTAAAAGTGAAATGGAGAAGCACAGTGTCAATTACCCAGTGCAATCCACTGGGGCAGACACTATTAAGATAGCTATGATATATTTATTTGATTGGATATTAAAAAACAATCTGTTTGGGATAGTTAAGATTATTATATTAGTTCATGATGAATCGGTTATTGAATGTCCTAAAGAAATGAAAGAATTAGTAGCTAATAAAGTTCAGGAATGTATGGAAAAATCTGGAGCTATATTCTGTAAAAAAGTAAAACTAAAAGCTAATCCTATGATAGGAAACTGTTGGATTCATTAAAATAAATAATAATATGAAATTTGTAAATCAAGAGATAGAATTAATAAATCAATGTGGTAACACATTAAAAGATATAGAAAAACACATTGAAAAATGTGGTAGAGTGTGCTATAAAAGTGAAGATAGAATTACAGAAGATTCCTATATTAAGTTTATTGAAACGCTTAAAAATAATAAGCATCAGTCACCTTTAGAACATGGAACTGTATATTTTAAGTGTGTAGCACATAATACAAGTACTTTAAGAAATTATGAAAAATGGAAAAAGTATATGATTCCCATTAATTATCTTCTTAAAGAAAATGTATTTTATAATCTTTTTGCTTTGGATTATCGTAATGCTTTATTATTAATGGAAAATAATGGAAAAATAGATTATGATTTTCCTTATTTATATATTCCCGAAAATAACTTAGCTAAAAGATATACTATACTTATAAAGACTTCAAGAGCTATTGCTAATGAATTTGTAAGACATAGATTATTTAGTTTTAGTCAGAGCAGTACAAGATATTGTAATTATAGTTTAGGTAAATTCAGTAATGAAATTATTTACGTTAATCCTACAGATGAAGAATATTCGGAAGGTATGTTGGAATCTTTAAAAGTGGCTGAAATAGAATATATGAAAGCCATTAAAGATGGATATAAACCACAAAGAGCAAGAGATGTTTTACCTTTAGCTACTTATACTGAATTAATAATGACAGGAACTATTGATCAATGGAAATATTTCTTATCATTAAGAGATCATAAAGACGCTCATCCTGATGCACAGTATTTAGCTAAAGAAATTAAGAAAGTATTAAAAATAGAATGATAACTAAACAACTTGAAGAACTTCTTCATAGATATTTAAATGATAGTAAATTATCTATGGATGAATTTTTAAATGATAAAGGAAATAGTAAAGTAAAACTTACTTTTTCCTCTTTTGTTAAAGATGCGTACAATAAAGGATTTACTATAAGACAAATAGCAGAAATTACAGACAGATCAATTACAACTGTACATAGAAAGACATATTAGTATGGGAAAGAAGTATAAATTAACAAGCGAAACCATCACTTATAACAGTAAAACTTTACATCGAATTAAAGCATTAAAAAGTTTTGGATTTGTCAGAAAATGGGATTTAGGAGGATACATAGAAAAAGAAGATAATTTATCACAGGAAGGAGATTGTTGGGTATATCATAATGCAAAAGTTCTTGATAAAGCTCTTATATCTGGTGATGCGGCAGTTTATGATTTTGCTGTAGTATCAGATGAAGCATATATATCAGATGATTCTATAATAGAAAATAAAGCGACAATATGTGGAAATTCTAACATAAAAAATAAATCTGTCATACGTAATAATAGCTATGTAAAAGATGCCACTATTAGTGGACATTGCTCTATAAATAATAATTCAATTATAAATGGTATAATATATTTAAGTGGAAATATATGCGTTTATGATAACGTAGAAATAAGGGCTAATATAGTGTTAGATGGAGAATTTTCTATATTAGATAATGCTGTTATAAAAGACATGTCTGATATAATAGTATTTAAAAACTGGTGGAGTTCAGGGAGGAACTTCATATGGACAAAATCTAATGACATGTGGACTGTGGGATGCTTTTATGGTACAGGAAAACAACTAATTAAAAAAGCAGAATTAGACAGTAAAATATCCTATACAGAATATAAAAGAGTAGTAGATTATGTAAAATCTATAAAGAAAACTTATAAAAAGTAAATAATATAAATGTAAAATACTGATAATTATAGTCGTATTTTATTAGTATCTTTGCGAGATTATTTTTAAAGTAAAAAGATAATGAAGAAAATAATTTTTATATGGTTATTGACAGTGGTTAGTATGAATAATGTTAAAGCAGATAGTAATAATTATACAGAAGAATTTATAAATGAAAATTATAAATATGCTTTAATATCTACAGTAGGAACTAATATTCCTGTAAGTGTAGTACTTGCTCAATGTATTCTTGAAAGTGGTTGGGGCAAATCAAGATTAGCAAAAGAAGATAATAATTATTTTGGTATTACTGCTACAAAAGGAAATAAAAAGTATAAAAATACACAGTATAGAATATTTCAAAATAAAGTAGAATCATTTATATATCATGCTAAAATAATTAGTACAAATGATGCTTATAAATCTCTTAAAACATTAAGTAACAGTGATTATATAGCATGGTCTAATGGATTACAAAAATGTGGATATGCTGAAAGTAATACTTATGCTAAAACACTTATAAGAATAATAAACAAGTACGAATTAAATAAATACGATCTAATGAACAAAGAAATTGAAAAAAGAGAAATAAAATCATTTGGTGATTTATCTGTAGGAGATACTGTATACGGTATTAAATATGATAAGAAATTTGAAACTACTATAAAAGCATTAAGTAGAAATAATAAATCAAAAAAATTTAATTTTATTTTATTTGACAATGATATTTCATTCATAAATATAAAATATGAATTAGTTGATGTTTCAATTACTGATTATAGATTTATTTCATTCTTTATTAAAGAATCTGATAGAGATAAAGCATATAAAGAATTCATGAATAATAAAAAAGACAGTTATTTAAGAAGATATTTATCTATGATAGATTCATTATTAATAGTTGGATTTAATAAGAATGAAATTATGCATGAAACTGTAAGACATTTAAATAGATATGAATATTAAAGTAAAAACAAGAAATAATATATTTGAAACAAACAGTTCTTCTACTCACTCTTTTGTAAGTACTATGAAAGAGGGAAAAACTATATTAAATAAAGTTATTAAAGAGTATATAGAAGAATGCCTTTTAGACTTTAAAGATTCTAATTTAAATGATAATCATTATGATGAAAAAACAGTTTATTTAAGAAATAATCTCATATCACTAAGTGATGGTAATGAATGTTGTTTAGGAATTAAAATAATATATACATTACAATCAAAAATTGATTTTTTAGTCGGTTCTATATTATGTTTCTATAATAATGGAAAAATACCTGATCAAATAAAATGGATTAGTAGAATACTTAAAAAAGAAGGATATAAAGTAGTTATAGAACTTACTAATGATGATTGTAAAGGATTTTATGAGAATGGAATTGAAAGTCTTAATACATTAAATCTTGATGATGATCTTATTGAAGATTTAAAAGCATTTACTTTAAGAGTAAAAAGACTTATTAAAAAAGATAATTATATTATCTCAATAGATGTACCTTATAGAAGTAATTTTGATATTAACATAGAAATCGTATAATAAACTAATAAAATAAAATTATGAATCAAGTAAAATTTAAAATTAAAGAAGTAAGAAGGGGGTATAAAGTATCAGGAAGAAGGGTTAGATGTACCATTATTTATAGAGTAGCTACTGATACAGATTTAATAAAGCAATCTAACTATTCTGCTTATACAAGAATGAAAGGCTGTACTAAGATTGCTAATGAATTTATTACTAAAGGTGAATCATTTTGTTGTTTTAAGGATGACTTTGATTTAAAGAAAGGTAAAGAAATAGCTTATAGAAGAGCTTATTCAAATATATTAGGACATATTAAAGGAATACTTAAAGAAGAAGAAAAAGCCACTAATTCAAGACTTGAAGCTATTAATAATTCTATAAATCTTATCAATGAAAAATTAAATAAAAACCATGATTATTTAATTGATAAGACTGAAGGAACACCTAAAAATGATAGAAAATGAAAATTTCTGTAAGAAGAAGTATATTTGAAACCAATAGTTCAAGTACACATTGTCTTTGCTATATTAGTGGTTCTTCTACTAAGAAACCTCCAAAAAAACTGTATCTAACTTATATAGATTATGGTTGGGAATATGAAATAATAACAGGAACTGAACCTAAAGCTAATTATTTATATTCTTTATGTGTGTCTTTAGATTTAGAAGAAGAGTTTAAAGAAGCAATAAAAGAAGCTCTTCCTGAAACAAAGATATTTTATGGAAAATCATATGATAATTTTGGAATGGATCATAGTAATGATAAAAGTAAACTATTAGAAATAATGGGTAGTAGAAAAGATTTTAAAAAGTTTCTACTAAATGATAGTTTTATTATTACTGGAAATGATAATGATGAGTATGATGTAGAAGAAGTAGCTAAAGAAAGGGCAGGAAAAGCTAAGCATATTATTTATTATGGAGGAAATTAAAGACAATGTAAATCATCCTGAACATTATACTTCAGGAAGAATTGAAGTAATTGATGTGATAGAAGATTATACAGGGAGTATTTCACTTTTAGGATTCTGTAGAGGAAATGCTATTAAATATATATTAAGAGCAGGTAAAAAAGATGAAAATAAAGTAATTGAAGATTTAGAAAAAGCTGTTTGGTATTTAAATAAAGAAATAGCTACAAGAAAAAGATTAGAAAGTAATGAATAATAATATAAAATTATTACAATCATATACTAATGGAAATTACATTGTAAAAATATATTCTGACGGAACTAAAATCAGAATTACTGAAGAAGATAAATTTATTCCTGAATTTCCTGAAAGTATAGATATGAAGATAACCGATTATTGTGAAGTAGGATGTCCTATGTGTCATGAAAACTCATCTATAAAAGGTAAACATGCAAACTTTAATTATAAGTTTTTAGATACTCTAAAAGAAGGTACGGAAATTTCTCTTGGCGGGGGGAACACTCTTAGTCATCCTAATTTAAAAGAACTTCTTGAAAAGCTGAATAGTAAAAATATTATATGCAATATGACTATTCATAATTCTATAAAAGAAATTGATTTACTCACTTCTTTTTTATATAAAGGCCAAATTAAAGGTTTAGGAATATCGGCTAATAATCCTAAAGAATTTAGAAATGTAGAAAACATTCTAAATATACTTATAAAGAATGGAATATCTACAGATAATGTTGTTTTACATGTTATTGAAGGAATAGTAAATTATAAAGACTTAATTGAGTTTAAAGATATTCTACCAGATAAATTACTTATATTAGGTAATAAATTATTTGGAAGAGGGATTGAATATAACCATAAAAATGGATTATGGTTAAACGAAAAAAGAAAAATGTTGGTTAATAATATTGATCAAATCTTTAGAACTTTTAAAGTAGTAGCAACAGATAATTTAGCTATTGAAACTCTTGAATTAAGAAAAAGATTGGATGAATATACATTTAATTCTTACTATATGGGAGATGAGGGGGAATTTACTATGTATATTGATTTAGTAGAAGGTAAATATGCTAAAAATTCTACTACAAAAAAATCCGAAAGAAAAGATATTAAAGACAATATCATTAATATGTTTAAAAATTTATAATATGGATATAAGTAAATATAATAATCTTGAAAGAACCTTTATTGTTATGGTAGGTATTCCAGGTAGCGGTAAGACTACTACAGCTAATAAAATTCTTGAAAATAATCCGCAGTATGAATATGTCTCAAGAGATAAAATAAGGGAAACTAAACCTAATTACAGATATACTAAAGAAGAAGAATTTTTAGTAAAACAACTTGAATTAAGAGCCATTCAAGAAGCTATATTAAGAGATAATACTATAATCATTGATGATACTAATTGTTATATAAAAACAAGAAGGAAACTTGAAAAGTTAGCGTTAGATAATGGTTACAGAGTTGAATATTGTTTTATTATGTGTACTCCTGAAAAAGCTATGAAAAATATAGAAGGAAGAGATAGAAAAGTTCCTAAAGAAGCGATAGATAGAATGTATAACGCATTAATGAATTATAGATAAAATATGGATATTAAAGAAGCAGTATTTAAAACAGGAAAACTAACAAGAAATCAGTATAAAGAACTTGCTCATAGTAATGCAGTAGAAAAAGGATTTTGGGAAGTACAGCATTCTTATGAACACAGTATTATGCTTGTTATTAGTGAAATTTCTGAAGCTGTTGAAGCATATAGAAATAATCATAAATCTGATTATGATGCCTTTCAAAGAGATAATAAACTTTTAGGGCTACAAGAATCTTTTAAAAAGAATATTAAAAACACTGTTGAAGATGAAATAGCTGATGTATATATTAGATTATATGACTATGCAGGAGCTATAAATCTTGATTTTGATGATCTATCAAATAAAACTAACATTGTAAAAACAAACTTTAAACCATTTTTAGAAGAATGTTTTGAAGTAACAAGAATTATTTCAAGGGGAAATGATAATACACATTCAATTTGTGTGGCATTAGATTATCTTGATTTATTAGTAAAACATTGGAACATTCCGATTGATTGGCATGTTTATCAAAAGATGGAATATAATACACATAGAGGATATAAACATGGTAAAACATGTTGAAATAATATATTAATTTAGGGAAGATAATATAAATCTTCCCTATTTTATTTATAACAATAAATTATGGACAAAAATAAAAATCAAAATGAACTTGATAAAATAGAAGAGGGAGATTATATTATTACTGTTAAATATAATAATAAATATTTTCCCCTTGTTATTCCATCAGAATATCACAATATTATTAATTCTATATTAGTAAAAATAAGTGATGAAAGTCTTTTTAAAATAAGTAAAGAAATATATTTAATACCTAACTATGAATCATGAAAATATAAAATTATCTGATAAAGATATTATTGAAGTTCTATATATAGCTTATAAAAAAGTTTATCATGATAGAAGTATATTATTATGCGAGGCTCTTAGTTATTCTTTGTATATATGTACTTCTAATTTTGTTACTTATTTAGGTATAAGAAATTATATACCAGAATTTAACTCTAAATTTCTTGTAGGACGTAAAATAAGTATCAATAAAGAACAGTGGGATAAGAATAATCAAAAAAACAGATTAGAAACATTAACTAAACTTATAGATATATATACGCTCAGAATTTTTAAAACATATAAAAAATTAAAAAATAAAAGGATTCTTGAAATCATTAAAAAAGCAAGAGAATTATATATAAGGAATTATTATCAAAGTGTTCATTTAAATCTTAAATATGTTTTATCTTGTATTTATATGTCTGATAGTTTATTATATAAGCTTATTCCAGAATGTAGTGAAGAAATTTTTAATTCAAAGTACAATAATAAAATACACCTGTCAAAATTAAAAAATAAGGAAGAAGGAATAATAGTTTTTGATAAGCTAATAGAAATATATGAAGAAAAGATTTATAATCATGGTATATTGAGTAAAATAAGATTATTCGTTAAGAGAATGTTGAATAAAATAATTCATAAAAAAGTATTTTATTTTTCCTGTGTTGTTTAATAAGTCTATATCTAAATTAATATGAAAACAAAATATAATTTAACTAATAAGGATATATTAAATATATTATTAAATGCTTATGATAGCATATATTCAGGTAGTAAAATTTATCTATGTGATGCTATTGGTACTGCTATTGTTAATTATTTATCTATAAGGTCTACACCTATATTATGTAGTAATATTCCTGAAATTATTCCTGAATTTACGTCAGAATTTCTTACAGGAGTAAAAAGAAATGCAAATAGTATTTGGTGGAGTAAGAAAGATATACAAAGTAGAAAAGAAGCATTAGATTAGCTTATTAGTATTTATGAATGTAAGATATATAAAAAGAATTATAAAATAACAAATGAATTAATACTTAATACTCTTATAAAAGCTAAGAAGATATGTGAAGATGGAATAGCCTCATATATGTGTATATGTATTACAAAATCTTTTCCTTATACTATACATAGTTTTTTGACTATACCTTTTATTATTCCCGAATTTAATAAAGATTTTCTTAATGCTAAATATAAAGAAGGAGGTTGTTGGTGGGATAATAATGATGAAGAATCAAGGTTAAAAGCTTTTGATAAACTCATAAAAGTATATAAAAGAAAGATTAAATAAAATATTAAAAAGAAAAATTTAAAATTATGGAGTTATTATATTATTTTGGTATTAGTTTTTTTGTTCTCTATATCTCTTCAATATGTATTATATATGGAATACCTAAAAGTATTTCAGATTCTTTTTATCTACTTGAAAGAGGATATAAAGATATTAAATGGAATATGTCTTATGCCTTTACTATATTTTGTTATGTTATATGTTTTAGTATACTGCCTGTATGGTTAGAACATACTCCTAAAATATTACAATTTATACCTTTTATAGCTGCAAGTGCATTAGCTTTTGTGGGTACATCCCCTTATTTTAAAACTATAAATAAAAAAATACATTTTGTTTCAGCTATTATATGTATGATATTTGCTATTCTTTGGATTTATTTAGTAGCTATAAAATATTGGTATGTTCCCCTTAATATTGCTTTAATGTTTCTTATATTATATTTATTAAATAGGAAGAGTTGGATGTTTTATTTAGAAATGTGGGCATTTATGAGTTTATTTACTTCTTTAATCTTAGATATAAATGATTAAGATAGATGATATAAAATTAAAGGTAATAAATGATGTATTTAATAACATTCCTGAAACTGTATTAACTGGTAGTACTGTCTTTAATATGTTAGGAATAAATTTAAAAAGACCTATACATGATTTGGATTTTGTACATAGAGGAAAATTTATATATGATGACAAAATATTTGAATTATTAAATCCTGATAAATATGATAAAAAGAAATATAAGTATGAATTTAAACTATATAAACTAAAACATAAAGAAACAGGGTTTTTAATAGATATTTTTAATACTGATAATGTAAGTATAACCAATATAAAATATCTTGGAAAAATATATAATATAGTAAGACTATATGATATTATTATAGCTAAAGAAGATTGTATAAATACAAAATCAAATTCAAGTAAACATATTGCAGATTTAAAATTAATAGTAAACTATTTATATAGATGGGTATTTAAAAACGGAATTGATACTACATTTAAAAATAGAACATTTGAAATATATGAATTATATAAAGAGCTTGAACATTATAATTATCACCCTAAATTAGTTTGGAATAGTAATAATATAAACTTACCTTTAGAAGAATATAACATTATAAAAAAGAATATAAGATTTCTTGATTATATTACAAACACATATTATAATGATGTTATCAGTTTAAATTATGGAGAATATAAATTAGTAGGAATAAAAGAGGTTTTGGATAAATATATTAACATACTAAATAATAATATTAAATATGGAACTAATGTATATATGAATGCTGACATAGCAGTATTTTTTAAAATAACGTTTCATAATATAATACAAGAATTAAATTAAAAGTTTTATGGATAAAAAAATATTATCGGAAAGAATTTACACTAAATTTAATAACATAATCAGTAAACTTGAAAAAATGTCGTAAGATATAAAAAATTGTAATAGAAACAACAAAAATAAAACTGATTTATTAAACAGTATAGATTCCTTAATAGCTGAAGTTAAAACAAAAATATACTTAGCAGAAACTTATGTTTCTACTATAGGAGAAAGTAGAAAAGAAGAGGTAGAAGACTCTCTTAATAAAGCCTTCATAGATATTGAAGCTATGGTTAGAGCTGCTGAATATGCTCAAAATTCAGTATTTAAGAATGATGGAGAAGAAAATGAAGAAGAAGAAAGTGATTTTGATAAGTGTAAGGAAAAACTTACAAATTTCTGGGAAAACTATAGTGATATAAAATTATCTCTAATAGATAATGAAAAGAAAGTAAAACAAGAAATGTATGAAGATATTGTAAAAAGAATATATAATAACTTCATAATTGATGGAGATGATTGTATTGAAATATCACTAAATAATAATTATATTATTGAAGTAGTAGATACTATTATTAAAGATTTTCCATTCTTTGAATATACAAAAAATATTATTGATGGGAAAATTGTTAGTTTATATGTGTATCCTATTAAAACCACAAAATAACAAAATAAAAGGGAAGATAGAATATAAAACTATCTTCCCTAAAAAATTTGATCGTTTGTGTATGCTTTTATTAATATTCTTGTTTATAGAATGGTAATAATACTTCAGGATTTACTATGTTATATATATGACGTTTAAAAGGTAAATTTCTGTCAATAGCTCTATAAGCTCTTGAATGTCTTTTATACCTCCCTGATTTAAGTTCAATAGTGTAACTTCTTGGATCAAGAAGCTCAAGTAATCCTAACATATTATCTAAGGTATTAACTGAAGCAGCAGGTGATTTAAGTATTCTTTGTCCTTCATTAATCATTCCTGTAGAAGGAGTAAACACTGAAGTTTCAGTATAAAGCCTTCTTAATTGTAATTCGGTTATTCTTGCTAAATATGCTTTATCATCATCATCACCAATTTTACCTATAAGTCCTATAGCTAACCATATCATAAATACCTATAATACTTCTATAGATGCTTTATGTATATTGGCTTTTTCATAATCTTCAAGACTATTATAAAATACAAGTAAATTTGTTCTATTTTTTAGAATATCTTTTCTAAGTCTCCATATAGTATGATAAAATCCTTCAGTAGTTTCATTTAAATCAAAATTGTAAGTCTATCCTTTATATCTGTATTCAAGAGCTGGTAATATGAATTTTCTAAACATAAATCCCATTCTTACTACAGAATATTTCTAAGCAGCATATATATCTTGTTTATGATAAATACCATTCAAATTATTATTGATTTTATTACTTTTTCTCATAACTTCAGCTATAACTTCATCAGGGTTTTTTCCATCTAATCCTTCATATTCATCTTTAAATTGAAGTTTTGAAGAAATAATTTTACCTTCATCATTCTTAGTTTCTACTACTTCTAAAGCATCCCAAAGACTTATTTTATTTCCATTTTTATCTATTAATTCAGTAGCTACTGCTAAAGCTAAAGGTACTCTTGCCTATAACCAAGTTTCACCTAATTTATTATAGATAAATATAGAATCTAATCCAGTATTTCTAAGTAACCAATTCTTAGTTCCTACATTACTATTTTTTATGTTTTCGGTATAATCCTGATAAACATCAAAATGTTCAAGGAATAAAGCAATCTTAGAAGTTTTTACTCTTTTACCTGCATCTCCTATTAAAGCAAATGAATTTTTAAAGAAAATATTATCAGCTTTTATACCATGTTTAGGTTTAAAATGATTATTACTAAGGGCTTCAATATTAAACATTGCTCCACCTGTAAATAAGTTCGACATACCTGCAATAGCATTAATTCCTAAACCATTAATAGCTGTAACTGTGCCTAAAGTATTTAATAACTAACCTACTTTACCCTCATCCTTATAATAATGATTATAAACATTCATTTCCATAAAATCATCTAATCTTGCTTCAAAATTAGATTTGGATGTTTTCTTAAATACTTTTTGAATGATATTATAGCCTGAAAGTTTAATCTTATTTACTAATTCTTTATCATCTTTTGTTTCTGAAATCTTTCTATCTCTAAGAACAATTCTACCAAGTTCCATTTCATTTACAGCTTCTTCCATTACTTCAAAATTAACTGCTGTATCAGCATAAGCTATCATAGCTGAAGTAACATCGGTAGAAACGTCTTTAAGATTTTCTAAAGGAGAAGTAAAGAATTTAGGTAAGGTTTGTACCGCATTCCCCTCAAAATCTTTTATTACAGCTACTGTTTTATTATAGTCAGTGTCATCTTTTCTTATTCCTATATTAGTATCATACCAATTAGTCATTATATCTTTTACATCCTAAACACTCTTAGCATTTTTCAATCTCTATGTCATAGTGTTAGATATGTATATAGGTTTATAAGTTTGAGTAGGTTCTAATTTCATAGTTGCATCCATTAATTTTTTAAGGGTTATAATAGACTTATAATACTTTTTCTATCCTTCGGATAAATTATCGAATACAGGATTACCATAAAGCGATCTTTTAGGTCTTTGTATACTATCTTCATCTAATTCAGTATGTTCTCCTACCCACTTATTAATTAAATCTGATGCTGTTTTAGGATCATCTGTATTATTATAAATATCTAATATAGCCTATTTTCTTTCCTTTTCATATTTAGACTGATCAATTTCTCTTATAAATCCGGTTATCTCTCCATTAGCATTCTTAACATACATCCATGAAGTATCTGAACTACCAGTAGATTGTTCAAGTTCTATTTGTAAAGCAGTTATCTTTCTTTTATATTCCTAAGATTTATGAATTCTGTTAATCTAAGCTCTTTTTAATATATCATCATATAACCTGATTACAAAATCTCTACTATCTCCAGCTGCTCTTAACCATCTATCATAAAAAGAAATATCCCTATTAGCTGTAAATACATAATCTTCTAAAGTATTAGTAGAACCATCTATTTTATTCATTATTTTTACTACTCCTTCAGGAACTATTTTACCTACAAAAGACATAAATTTAGCTTTGGATATCTTTTTCCAGTAATTAAAAGAACGTTTCAAAACTTCTTCACAATCAGCTATAATTTCTTTTAATTCATTATTTATTTCTATTTGTTCTTCATCACTTAATCCTTCAAGTTCTATATCAAAGTCTCTTATAATATCAATTTGTTTTTGATAAGCTATTAAAGTATCTCTCATATTTCTTAAAGATTTAACACTTATTTCATCTCTTTCATCCTGATTCTGTATTAACTCTTTTAATCTGTATAAATGTCCTCTAAGAGCATTATTAAGTTCTTTTATTCTTGTATGAATACCTTTAACAGTTTCCTAAGAATTTCTTGCTTTAATAAGCCTATTTAATTCCTAAGTGTCCTAAATATCACTTGATTTTGTAGCTTTAATAATATTAATCCTTTTTATTTCTGCATCAATTAAATTATTAACAGTTTTTAAAGCTATATTATGTTTCTATTCCTAAATACTTAATTTCTAATTAAGCTAATACATCTACATAGGAATATCTTTTATAGCTTCTGAAGCAAGTGTACCATTAATTTCTCCTAATAAATTATTAATCATATCTCTTACAATAGGAGAATCATCTTTAAATATCTAAGAAATAATAATTAATTGTTCATCATTTAAGTCTCTAAATTTATCTTTTATAATAGACATTATTCTACCTATTACACTTCCTTTGATATTTGTTCCTTGAGATAATAAACCTTCTGCAGCTTCACCTACTATTTTTCCTAATGCTTCAAGAGCTAAATATCTTTCATTACCATTATAAATCTAATAATAATTATCATATTCATCTCCTAATATTTCTTTAACCATTTCAATATCATTTTGAAGTGGGGAAATAATTTCATTAATATAGGCTTCATTACTTGAAAAGGCTATAGCAGCATGTGAAAGTTCTTCACTTAACCTATTAATAAACTGTTCGAGATTACTTTCTTTAGCTATCTAAACAATAGCTTTTATTTTACTTGAAGTATCATTAATAAAGGTAACAGTACCATTAGCATTTAAATCTTTTTGTAGTTGTTGTTCTACAGAAATACCATTCTGAGAAGCAAATTCCATTAATTTATCAGCTGCTCTAATACCATTTTGAAGTTCTCCTAATCTTACATTAAAATATACGGAGTTCTATATACCTCTTTGTACAGGAATAATTTTAAAGAATACCTTACCATCCTGTATAAATGGTTGTATCTTTAAAGTTACTTTCTTGGTTTTTATTTCATTTAATTTTTCAACTTCTTCTAATTCTAATGTAGATACTATTTTGGTAGTATTACCTAAGATATTATCTATCTGTTTAGATACTTCTTCTACTTCTTTAGTATTAGTATCTTCTGTAGTTTCCTACTAATTGTCAGTCTGCTCTTTAAATAATTTATCTTCCATAGCCTGCATAGCAGCCATCTATTCCATCATATCAGCATCTTCAAAAGGATCGCTCATACCTGCAAGCATAGATAATTCTTCTTCATTCATAGTACTTAAAGAACTCTATCCAGCTTGTTTTAATGTATTATCAATAGCTGTTGCATTAGGATTACCATACTGATACTACATATTTAAAGGAGTAATCTTTTCATATCCTCTATCTATAATATCTCCTGTAAAAGGATCAATATCATAATTTAATTTATAGAATACAGCATTATTTCCCTAACCTATCTGAATATATTTGGTTTTATATTCACTATTATAAAAAGTAGTGGATAAATTTTCAGTGTTTAAGGTAGGTTTATATCCGTTTATATCTTTAAAATAATGATTCTCACTTTCAGGAATAACCTAAGCAAATACTCTCAAATTATTTCTTACATACATATTTAAGAACTCTTCAGAAGTATCATCATTTTCTATGTTATCAAGTATGGAATTATCTAAAGCTATATCAGTATATCCTTCTATACTGCTGATAACTTCCATAGGAGCATACTATAATATACCATTAGGAGTATATCCAGCTCCATTTTTAAATAATTCATAAATAAATATATCCCTTGCCAAATTTCTTTCAAATTCAACATCACTTTTCATAAGATTTGCCCAATCAGCATTAAGCATATCTCTTTTATCTACTCTTGCAGTACCCTATCCTTTTAATATTATACCTTTATTATAAGGGGCTAATAATTTAATAAAAGATGAATTTCTTGCATTTCTTCTATCAGCTGGAAGTTTATTTATTTTAGCTCTTTTATATTCTTGTAAGTTCTTTACAAATCCATTTAAATAATACTGTCTTTTATCTTCATAAGTATTTAAAGTTTTATCTAAGAATGCAGGTTTAATTTCTTTTCCTCCAAGTAATCCATTAGTAGGTTCACTAAGTAAATATGTGTAATACATTTTATAAACCTGTTCAGCATACTACCTTGAAAGAAGATTATTTTTAGATCGTTTACTAATTTCATCTATTATATAAGAAAACTGATTTCTAAGCTGTGGAAATCTATTTATATTAAAGTAAATGGGAGCAAGAATACCTAAAGTATAATCCATTTGTATAAGTGGTAAATCTTGATTCATAAAGTATTTAAGCATCTATTCTTTATATTTTTTCATCTATTTACCATAATTATCACCTGCAATTTTTGAAGGAGGAGTAATTATATCTTTATTGAATGTATCTTGTAATATAGGTATATTAGCAAAGTGTTTACCTAATTCTTTTACCAAATTTTCTTTTCTTACTTTCTTAGCTATATTATCAAATAAAGAACCTTTAGCCATAGAAGTTTTTGAATCAGGTTTATGTGTTACAGCATATTCATTTAATGTTTTAGCCTTAGCATATATATTTTTAAATACATATAATACATTCAACTATTTCTTTAAGAAGAACAAATTATCCGAAGAATTTATTAAATTATCTTCTTGGTATATATTTTTTTTCTATTCATTATTATTCTCTAACAACTATTCTAATTCTTTAGTTTTACCTGTATGTCCAATCATACTTTCAGTATCCATAAATACATTTCTATTATCATTCTGTGGATTCTGACTTTGAATTTGGGCTATCTTTGAATCTAAATCATATAATACATTCTATATGATTTGATTCATACTTAATCTATTGTTTGAAGAGGCTTTTTTAATTATATATTCAATAACAGGCTAAGTCATAAATAATCCCATCATTTTATCAGACATACCTAATCTAATAAGCATGGGAGCTATTATATTTAATTCTTTAGTAAGATTTAAGAATGACAATACAGGGTCTTTTACAGCATCTACAGCAGCTGAAATTAATTCTGCAAGTGCATGAACTGTATTTTTATATTTGGATATGTCTAAAGATTCTGGTACATTAATCTCATTGAATATATGAGTTTTTGAATCTACTTTACCGTTTTTATCCACTGTTTCAGTAATAGTAAACCAATAAGGAACTTCTCCATCATTAGTTTTAACAATCATCTTCGGGTTTTTTGATTCTGATAGTACTTTATCTATCTTTTCTTTACCCATATTAATACTTAAAGGTTCATGAGGAATATAATCAGGAAGTAAGTGAGCATTACTTTTAGCATTAGCAAAAGTAGCAATAGCTACAGCAGCTGCATGATTTAAGTTATTAAAATAAATGAATGTTTCAGGATCAAACCAATCAATAGGTTCTTTATATTCATTTAATATACTTTTTAATTCATCCTGTTCTAAAGAATATAATTTTCTATATAAATGAGATACCTTACTTATATTCCATTTTTTCATTAATATATTGTCTATATTAGGAATTTTACGAATCTAAGTAAGTAATGAAACAGTTTTTAAATCTTCAAATTCACCTCCATTAAGCATTCTTTCTAATGAAGTGGGATGAGTGGCTCTTGAATATATTAAATCAAGTAAAAGGTTATTTCTTTGTCCTTTAGTCATATTAAGAATACTACCTTGTAAATCATTCATATTTATTTCATACTCTTCTCTATCTCCTTCATTATTTAACTATGGTACTACCAAATATAATTTATCAATATCAAAGTCAGAACCTGTTAATGCAAGTAATTCGGAAGGCATTATAATTGAAGAGCCTGAAGATTCAGGTAAAAATCCAACTATTTTAAGAGGAAGTAAAGAGTAAAAATCTTCAAAAGGTAAACGATAACCTACTAATTTTTTTACATTATCAGGCATCTTATTTATATCTACATTACCTTCATCATCCATATATTTTTCAAATAGTTTCTTAGTGTACATAGGCATATAACATCCTATATATTCTATATTTTCAATGGATTTATCTTGTCCTTCTTTATATTTTACCTGTAAGTTTTTATCTTTTATAAATCCAAAATTACTTATTTGAACAATTGATCCTCCTTCAGTACTGTTAGGTACAACTTTATTTCTTACTAATGAACAATACTTAGACATAAACTTTGAACTACTAAGAGGTTCACCTACAGGAATAGCAAAGTTTCCTGTAGAAGGATTATAAGTTAGTTTTTTAATATCATCAATAGAAGATTCTTTATCACTAAGAGCCTAAGATATTAATTCCTTAGACATAGCATTCATATCAGTCAGTTTATCATAATTAGCTGTATAATTATCTATTTTTTCAGACAATAAAGTAGCATAATATAATTCTACAAACTGTTGTTTATTTAGTTTTTGACTATTCTATAAAGTAAATTCAGCATCTTCAGGAATATTACTTATAATAGCTCTTTTTAACTGTGTACTAAGTTCTCTATGGTTATCATATAAGTGTTCAGGATTTGATTGCTACATACCATAATTATCCATACTAACTAATTTAATTTGATTAGTTTTAAGTATTTTATCATTAAGGAATGCTTCTTTTTCATCTTCTGATAATTCTTCAAACCCACTAATATCTACTACTTTTTGATTACCTGTTTTACCAGCACTTTCAAACATACATAAATCTATGTTATTCTTAACCATAAACTTATTAATAGCAGCCATAGAACTATTTTCACCAAGTACTGTCTGTGAAAATGCTCCATACATTGCAAGTAAAACATACTCCGAATATTTATGATAAGAAGGCACTCTAATAGTAGTTTTACTTCCGTCTTTTAAAGTAAACTCATGAACATTAGTTCCATTATACATAGCTTTTCTTGCCTGATAGAACTAATCGAAGTCATTCATATCCCAGTTTCCTGATACAAGATTATCATAACTTTGCTACATCATATCAGTCCATTCACCATCAGACTGCATTATCTTTTTAATAAAATCAAGAGTAACAAAAGATTGTCCATCAGTAGCTGTAATACCTCTAAACTTACTTAATATATTCCTAATATCTATATCTGAAAGTTTAGGATTTCTCTTTAATGCTCTAATTACTCCTGTAGAATTAAGAAAAGTATTAGTATCTACTTTAACATCACTAAGAGTAATAACAGCCATTTCATTATTTTTCTTTACTCCATTTACTTCATCAGAAAAATAAGAAGAAGTATCTGAACTGCTTGTACCATTAATAGTAGCTTTTAATCTCTTTTGATAGTCAATAGGGTCTTTTACAAATGCTAAATCAGTAATTAAAAGCTGTGGTAACTATGTCTAAGCAAACACATAATTATAATAGAAATTTTCAAGGTTTCCTAAAGTAGGTTTGATAGCTTGAAACTTAGGACTGTCATATAATCCTCTTTCTTTCTATGTATTATCCCATTTTTCATATCCTTTGGTTAAGTAATTATCAAAGAATTGAATTAAGAATGTTGATTTCTCTTTAGTTTTTAATTCAAGTACAGTTTTATCTTGGTGTTTAGTAAGTCCTAAAGATTCAATTTCTTCTTTTGATAATATTTCTTTTATGGTTTTATTAAGCTATGGGAAAAATACAAATTTAGCAGCATTGTTTTTATAATATGCTATATCCAACTCTTCAATTTGATTAGTCTGATTAATACGATTAATTTCTTGTATTACCGTATTAATTAATTCTTGAATTACTTGTTCTTTAGTAGTTACTACTCTATCTCCCTACTAAATATCATTTATTCTTTTAAATGTAATACTTCTTGGCTGTGAAGCATCACCTAATGCAGGTAATACAAAATTAGCATATTTAGCTTCATCTTTATTTCCACTATTAAAATATTCAGCAAGCTATAATAATACTCTTTCCACATCATCCAGATTACTGAAATCTTTTCTATTATGTGAAATAATAGTATTAATTTTTAAATTATCTCTTAAATCTTGACCTTCTTCACTGTCTTCAGTTAATTCTCTAATCCATCTTGATAAAATAAATTGTTTTTTATTTTTCTACATACTAAAGAAAGGAACATTTAGGAAATGTTTAGTTATATAATCTAACGCTCTTTGATGATAGTTTATACCTTTATTATTTTCAACAGTGTTTCTATATAAATTCTTTAAGTTTCTTATTACTGAATCAAAATAAGAAGATTCAGTATATCCATAATATGTTTTATTTTGTTGTCTTACTGAAGGATCAAATGAAGTAGCTTCCTAATCAATAACTAAATGAGCTATTCTTGTATAAGCTCCTACGTTATTTTCCCATAATTTATTCAGTTCAAAAGTATCTTTATTCTTATTATAATAGGAAGAACTATTAGTAATATGACTAAGTCTTTCAAGTATTTCACTAAATACTTTTGAAGGATCAGATTGTTGTTGTAGATTATAAATTAACTGATCTACATCCATTAAAACTCCTACAGCTTTAAAACATAATTCAAGTTTATCTCTATTCTCTTCATTATTTAAAAATTCCCATAATGCTTCTACAGATTCTCCCTATTGTATATAATCACTTAATAATTCATTTACTTTTAAGTAAATATTATCAAGTTTTTCTACTTCTATAATACCTTCACTATTATATACAGTATCTTCATCAGCAAATTGTTGTCCTGTAACTATGTTATTTTGTATATCTAAAGCCTTGAATTTACCACCGATAGATTTATTAGCAGATTGACTTATTAATACTCCATTCTTTACTGTCTAAACTACATAATTCTATAACGTTTTTCTAAAGTTTTTATAGAATTGTTTCTATAAATCCTAATCATTATTCAGCTTATCAACGATATATTTTACCCAATAATAGTTACCATCTTTTCTATTTGACAACTATTCAAGTTTAAACATCATATCATTAATATCGTATGCATCATATACTGTATCAAGAATTACTTTATAAGCCATACTTGAATTAATATGTGAAGGATAACCTAACATATCCATCATAGGTTCATAAGTAACACCATTAAAACGATATTCAGGAATAGTAAATAATAGTTTTCTTACTTTTTCCGTAAGATTATCATAAGCTGAAACAGTTAAAAAATTTACTCTAAAAGATTCATTAGTCTGTGTTTCTTTATCAATATCTTCTTTACCCTGTTCATCCAATTCATTAATAGGATTGTTAGTTATCCTAAGATTTCCACCATAGATGTATTTAATATTTTGATAGGTATATAGCTTTAATGTTTCAAAGCTATTAATAATATTTTCATAGTTTTCTTTATTGTAAAGAATAGTTCTTTTAAGAAATTCAGGTATATCTGCATCTTGAATATTATCTTTGGAAATAACTTCTTTATATAATCTTACTCTTTCTTGTTTATCTGTAGTATATGATCCTATGGAATCAATAAGATACATTTTCTTACTGTATGCAGATATCAAATCATTCTTAATACTTTGAAGAATTGGGTCTACTCCTCTATATTGAATTATATTAGCAGAAGATAGTTTATTATAGATTCTTTGAAATCTTTTTTTGTCTTTTTCTTTTTCAGCATTATCTATTTTATTTTGATATTCTTCCAGTTCACTTTCTAAAATAGCTTGAACTTTCCTTTCAAACATATTAAAGATAGATTTACTGATTTGTCTTTGTTGTTTAGGAGTATAAATATTATCTAAATTATTTATACTATTAATAAATTTATAGGCCTAAAGTAAATCTTGAGTATCTCCCTAAAGTCTTCCTGAAGAAATTAATGCCTATACAGTAGCCATATTCTACCTTTCTTCATAAGAAAGTTCTTCAGATATATCCTAAAGAGCATCTTCTTTACCTATAAGAAAGTTTACATAATCAAATACATTTTTAAATATTTGTTTTCTTGATAAATTACCTAAGAAGAATGACAGAGGATAAATACCTTTTTCAGTTTTATTGAATGTACTGTTAATAAATTCTTCATATATAATATGAGTATTAGCAGTATAAGTATCTCCTTCTTTTATAATAGCTTTATTTTGATTTTGATTATTCTTAATACCATATTCCAAAAGAACTTCTTTAATTCTTTCAATAGCATTTTCAGCAGAATCTTTATTTTTATTATATGTTTTACCTGTTAATTTTACTATACCTTTGTTTTCTATATTATCGAATAAAAACTATAATCCTGAACCAAATCTTGCAAGTAAAGAATCATCTTTTACTTCTTCTCCAGACATTCTTTTAAAGATACTGTTAAAGATTCTATTAAAATAATCTTTAATTTTTTCCCAAAATGTTTTACTTTTTTCATCTCTTATCTCATTTAGTCTTTGAGCAATTTCAGGATGATGAAATACTGCTGCTATAAATTCTTCTACATAATTATCTCCCTCAAATCTCTTAAAGAATTTATCTTTTGAATAATTGTTATATACTTTAATAATCTATTCAAATCCCTTTTTAATCTAACTGTTTTCTTCCCAATTAAGGGCATTTACAGTAGCTGCATGTATAATTTCTTCAGCTAAAGTATGATATATTCCTTCCATAGATGAATAACTATAATTACCATTAATAGTAATTATTCCATTACCTCCTTTTGAATAGGAAGATACTGCTTCATATCTACCATATCCAAATCCTCTATGTCTTGGATTATCATAAAATCCCGAATATCTTTCAGGAGATATAATATTAAAATCAATAGCTGAAAAATAATCTTTAAAAGATTCTTTTGAAAGTAATTCAAATAAAGGTTTATACATAGAATCTTTAGTAGCTAAATACTTGATAGCTTCATAAGTATTAGTATCTCTCAGCTGCATTATTTCTTCCTGCTTATTAAGTTTTATATAGCCTTTAATAGGAATAACTTCTTTTTGAAAAGCATTATGATTATAGTAGAAATTAAGTAACTCTCTTTCTGAGGGTAAATTACCACCATTAAAAAGTTCTTTCTTTTCTGTCATAATCATACTTACTAACTTCTAAGCAGTAAGTTTAGATATGTTCAAATTGTATTTACTAAAGATTGAAGATATTTTATTATAATCTTCAATAGTTATGGTTATACATTGTGCCATAATATAATATTTAATTTATAATTAACATTTATAATTTTCAATATCTTGAATAAGTGCATTTAATTTCTATTCTATATTTATTTTTTCTTTATTTACACTGTTACTTGATAATTTCTACATATCTGTCTAAGATATTTCTTTTAATATTGAACCTATTATATCTTTAGTTTTATCTGTAGGATTAATATCTTCTTTTAATGTAATGCTTGTATTTCCATTATCATTTTCAATATCGAAATATTTAGTAGATATAACAACTTTATTTTTACTTATGGAATTGAATTTAATTTCACTCATTTTTTCTGATATATTAGTTATATGGTTTTCTTTATGCTAAGAACCTACCCCCTAATTTCCACCTTTCTTATCTTCATTATTACCGCTTTTTTCTTTGGTTTTCTATTCTACTAAAGCAGTTGAAACTATAGGTATCAATGATTCTTCACCAAATAAATCTTCAAACTCCTAAGATAATTCTTCATCTGTTTTTTCTATAGATTCATTATTCTATTTATTTTTTACACTGCTTTCTTTACTTTCTTTGGTAGATGTATTTGTTTGTTGTTGGGGTTGGGGGGATAAGTTCTAAGTTGTTTCTGTAGTTAATGTTCCACTTATAGATTCATCTAAAGGTTTTATATATTCTATGTTTAACTGTCCTTTAGTATCTAAAGTTAAATTATATATTCCCCATTTTCCTTTATCCTGTAATTCTATATTTTCAACTGTAAACGGTTTACCTAATTCTAACATTACAGGCTTCATCATGGATATTAAAAAGGATGCTTCATGAAATATATCATAATCCCCTTCATATTTATCACTGTTTAAAAAGTCTTTGATTTTCTATGATTCTTGTGATTCATTAATAGTAGATTCATTATTTGTTTTACCATAAAGGTTATCTATCTTTTCATTTTCTTTTTTAATTTGTTCTTTTCTTTTTTCTTTCTTTTGTTTGTCTTGCAAAGATAGATAAATTTCTTCTACCTGTAACCCATTTTCAAGATTAGTAGTTAATACACCAGTTTCTACTAACCTGTTTAAATAAGATTCATTGTTATTATTAAGTAATACTTCATTATTAGATACCTGCATTAAAGGATTAATAGTAAGTATAGCTTTTAATACATTATCTACTAACTCTTCATAATTAGCTATATTACCATCTTTATCTGCTGTAAAAGACACAGTGGAAACTAAGAATTTATCCTATCCTTTCGTATCATTAGTAATAACTAAATATCCTGTATTGGGAACATTAGGCTCATTAGAATAAGAAATTCTAATTCTTCTTGATGGATCATCACTTTTTAAAACAAATATTTGGTTTAGTTTATCCATCAATGCTTTAAAGTTATCTATATATAATTTATTATCTCTTTTAGTGGCTGAATCAGTTAAGAATTTCCTAAATGAAGTATCAAAAGCATTCCTAAATGATTTAAATAAAGTACTGTTTTTTAAATCTTCCAAAGCTGTTTCACCATTTGAAAATACTTCATTAGTACTCCTTCTTCTCATTAATATAGGAACATATTTATCCGAATGTTTATCATATAACCATAAATACACTGCTCCTTCTCTTCCCGATTTATCTTTAAATTTAATAGGAGTTCTTTTATGTTCTTTCTTTAATCCTACAAATTTAGCTCCTTTAACTATTGTAAGTATAGGAGGATGATTATCTTTGGTTAAGGATGATATTTCTTCTTTAGTAATTACTTTTTCTTTATTATTATTTTGGTATCTTACTATAGGAGTAATCTATACTTCATCTTTTTTAAATGTAACTTTATGATATTTTTTATCCTCATTAAAGCTATCAAATAACTCTTTTACTTTACCTTTAAAATAAGGATCAACTTTTTCAAGACTACTTACATTTATACTTCCTAAATAATATATCTTACCATTAATTTCTGTAGCTATCCATATAGTAGGTTTAATAGTTTCTTTACTGAAATAATCTCCTTCGATTTTATTAGGAGTTTCTACAGAAATATATTTACCTTCTTCATTTTTAGCTAATGTAAACCCATCGGTAAATATAAATATTTCCTAATCATTTAAATTTAGATTATCCAAGTTTTCATAAATCTATCTTGTTTTATATGCTTCATTAAGTGATTCATACCCTTCTCTATCTAAACTATTCCTCGATAATCCTATTCTTAAATTAAGTGATTTCTATTCTTCTACTTGATTAGGAATATTACCAACCTAATCAAACTCTTCCTCCTCTTCAAAAGTTATATTTTCCCTATCTATTTTTTCTCCTAAAGTAGGATTACTTCTTACTGTATCATCGATTTCTTTTTGTAATCTTTCTCTTTCTTGTTTTTCAACTTTTTCAAGTGTTTCAGCAGTTTTTTCAGCTTCTGATTTTAATTCTTCTTCTTCCTATTTCTATCTTTTAGCTTCATTTTCTATATCCTGCTATTTAAGCATATCATTAGCCTATAAAGAAAGAGCTGCTTTATCTACTACTTTCTTTAATAGTTTCTATATTATATCTAAATTCTATTCTATAAGATCAGGATTGTAACCTGCTTTATACAGAAAATCTCTTATTTCTTCTTTATTATTAGCTATTATATTAGCATCTCCAGAATCTATTAATTTTTCAATGGCTTTAACATGAAAATCTGATACTAAATGTTCATTAGAGTATCCTTCAATATCTAATTTTTCATTTACTTTAGGTATAAAACTCTTTTCTTCATCTATTCTTTTTCGTCTTCTTAATGCTAATTGTTCAGCTGGACCAAAATCTTCTTCATCGATCTGTTCTATTATATCTATAGGAGCATCATCTATTACTTTTTTCTTTTCTTCTTTATCATTAGTTTGATTTATTTGTTCAGTTACTTTTTTAGCTGCTACTTTATCCTATTCTTCTTCTTTATTCTCTATTACCTTTTGTACCTCTTTTTTAACTGAATCGATATTATTAATTGATTTAAAAAGGTTGTCTATTAATTTTTTTCTATTATTTTCTATCTTTGCAAAATCTGAATAATCCCTCATTAAGTCCTATACTTCAAAAGGATTTAAAGATTTTGCTATAGCCTGTTTAGTTGTTTTATTTTCTATTAATTTACCTAATAGAAAGATTTTAGGAATACTAACATCTCTATTTTTATAAATATTACTTTCCTTTATAGTTGTTGCTTCTTCTGTATCTTTATTAGTAATATTATCTAACTATATATTTACTTTGCCAATTAATTCGTTTCTTCTTCTTTCAAGATTATCTATTAAACTCTATTTATAAACTAATAATTCTCTTTCTTTTTTTGATAACTAAGAAGCTAAAGTTTCTAATGCTTGATTAGCTTTTACATAACTATCTATGTCCTATAAAATACCTTCCGATTTACTTTTAAATTCTTCTCTTATCTATTCATCAGATGTTTTACTGTCATATAATAATGTTCCATTATCTGTTTTAATCTGTCTGATATATTCAATATCTTCATCAGTAAGATTCTACATAGCTTGAATATTACTTTTATAATCATCAAGTCTATCTACATTATCAAACATAATAGCATCACTTACATTTTGTGCATGTTTAAGAGTTTCATATCCCATTTTATCATCTTGAATAGCTGCTTCTTCCATTCTCTATGCTAACGAAATATGACGAATCATTCCATCACGATATTCTTTAGTTTTTGAATTATTAACCCAATTATTAAGCTATGTTTCTATTTCTTTTTTATCTTTACTTTCCTAAATTATTTCTTTAATATTACTGTATATATTACCTTCAAATGTAGGTAAAGGAATATTTTTATTTTTAGATAGTCTTATTGAAGGCATACCTATTATAGAACTGATAGCTCCTATAAAGAAATTCTAATAATTATTTTTATTTCCCCAGACATTATTCATTCCTTTTATATAAGCACTAAGTATATTATCGGCAGAATCCTACCCTTCTGGAGATAAATCAAGTCCAGTAAAATCTTTTAATACTCCATTATTAAAATATTGTGAACTGTTTTTAATAACTTCCTAAGCCATTTCTTCATGACCTTCAATTAAAGAATTTCCTAATACTCTACCAGCTCCTTTTAATAGTCCTGTTTTCTATACTTGATAATTACCGTTAGCTAATTTCTTTATTATATGATTTGTTTGTTTAGGAACATTAAATCCACCTCTAAGAAATTTACCCCACTGTAAAAAATCTCCTACAGATAATAATGCTGCATTACCTATAAATATTTGATTAGCTACCTAAGCCCTTATTTTTTGTATTTTTTCAAGTGCTGAATCATACTGCTCCTATACTCTATTATTAATAGCTTCTCTACCTTCATCAGTTATATTACCATATTCATCAAAGTATTCAGAACTATTCTACTGCATATTACGAAGTTCTTTAAATATCATATCTTGTTTAGAGTTTTCAAGTTCCTGTATAGCATTATTAGCCCATTCTTCTGAACCATCCATTGCTTCAATTCTTGATTCTCCTATAGCTCCAGCTATACTTCCAACAGTACTTGTAATTAATCCTTTTGTATGAATCATTTTAGCTTTTTTAGCCAATTCATCAGTAAGTTTTACACCGTTTATTATTCCTTTACCTTTTAATAATGCTTTATAAGTTTGTTCAGTATCTAATCCTTTATCTAATAAAGCTACAGCCCCTTTAAAAGCATTTCTTGCTCTATTAAGTCCAAGTGTTTTTGAAGCTATTGAAGAAACACCTTTAGCAGATAATCCTGCACCTACCATAAATCCCATATTCTTTATAAGATTATCTCCTATAAAAGATGTACTGAATACATTTTTATCCCATCTTCCTTCAGCTTCATTTTTTAGATATTCTTCACTTTTATATACAGGAAGAGCTTCTTCAGACCACTTATTAAGTTCATTCAGTTTATAAGATACAAGATTACTTCCATTAAATATTTTACCGAAGAAATCACCTACTCCTTCAGCTCTTCTTCTTCTTAAATGTTCAGGAACTCCCCATTCTTTTCCCTACTTATTTAATCTTTCAAGTTTTTCATCTGAATATAATTCATCTCCTATAGCCTAAATAGCTCCTACAGCAGTACCAACCATTCCATCAAGCCATGTAGTTACTCCTATTATTCCTGCTTTAGTTATACCTGCTCCTAACTATAATAATCCATTCTAAGAATCATATCTTACTTGATTAATATTGCTAAGTTGTGAAGGTAAAGTAATATTTTCATCATAAACTGAATTACCATAACCTTCAACTTCTATAGGAGTATTTTCTCTTAAATTATTTTCTTTAAGAACACTTTGATAAGGTCTTTTAGTTAGTTTAAGACTTTCAAGATAACTATTATTTTTATATTGTTTATCTTGACTGTCAATTAATTTATCTATATCTATGTCTTCTCTTCCTTCAAGACCTGTTATTTTATTGATATGATCTGTAAGATTAATTGTTCTTCTATCCATTGCTTCATATTTTAATTATTTGAACTACTTATTATTTGTTCTATAATCTAATCAATCTAATCATTTGTAAGATTATTTATTATATAATTAATATCTTCATCTGACTACCCTGTTGAAGATAAATAATTATAAATAATATTTGTTTTTTCATTTGTAGTTAATGAAATATTCATAGCATCGAACTGTTTGTTGTTAGTTTCAGTAAAATTATAATTCTAAACAGTATTTCCTACAATTAATTTAGCAGCCTGATTTATATTAATATTTCTATCATCAGGAGTTAAATTAGGATCAAATCCTTTATTCATTAATCTCATTAATTCTATAGGAGCTGATGATACCCCTTCAACAGGAAGACTATAATCTTTTACTGTTCCATCTTTATCAGCTATTGATACAAATATATTATTTTGATCTTTAATAGTTACTCCCATAATCTTACCGTTATGTAATTCTTTTACAATATTATTAGTAGATATAGGAGATTTCTTTTTACCTTTTTCTACTAAGTATACTCCTGAAGAGGTTTTATTATCTCTATCTTTTTGATTATGTACTAATAAATTTGAAGCTATAGATTTACCAAAATCTTCATTCCATGTTTCAGCATTTAATTTATAATGATCATCATAAACAGCTAATTCTTTCATATCCTTTAGATTATTCATATCAAAATCTTTACCAAAAGGAAGTTGAAGTTCTTTCTTTTTTTGTTTGATATTATATAATACTCTCTGTCTTTCTGAATGTAATCCTCCACCCATTTGTTCATTAGTAGCCTATCCAAATTCTCTTTTAGCATTAAGTGATGTAGTATTCCCACTATTCAGTGCATAATCTATAGAAGTACCTAATGTAGGTAATCCCTAATTGATAATTGTTCCTATTCCACCTATCATAGGAATTAATCCAAAAGCTGTTTTACCTAAAGTCTATGGATGTTTTTCTTTTAATATTTCGGTTAGACTTTTTTTATAAGCATCTGCTTTACCTTTTCCGTCTACTTCTTTATTAAAAGTATCATCATCTATATTTTCAAGATATTTTTCATACTTAGTCAGTTTTTCCCATTTATCATAAATATCTTTAGCATTAGCTGATTTGGGAGTGGGAAATTTGGATATAAATTCAAATGTTTTTGATTCGTTATTATTATTATCACTATTTCCTCTTCCTCTATTTGATTGTCTTGCCTACTGCCTTGCCTATTTTCTTGAATCTATCCAATCATTTAATAAAGCCATTTGATAGGGGTCTTGATGTAATTTATAATCTTCATTACCTATAGCAGCATATAAACCACTATCAGCATAACTTCCTATACTTTTAGTAAAGGCGTCTTTATCCCAAGTATTATCTATACTTGACCATTCATTTATACCTAAACTATTTAATACATTATCTCTTATTCCTTTAAGTATAGGACTTGCTTTTTCATCATTCATAATAACTTTAGCAATCTCATCTGCACTATATCCTTTTTTAATATATTCCATCAAGAAATATTTATTATCTGTAGGAAGTAACTATCCTGGTTTACTTTTTAATTCATTAGCTAATTTCTTAGCTTGATTTTCCACTAAAGCAGTTACTTTAGCTCCACTAATATACTAAGGATTAAAATCAGGATTATTAATAAGACTGTCTATACTTAACTTATTATAATTAGTCATTACAGTAGGGTCTTGAGCTTTCATTTTTCTAAGCTCATCATAGTATTCTTTCCTCCTTTTAAATGAAGTTTCTATAGGAAGAATATCTGTAGAATACCCTTGTCTGGAATCTAATAAACTTCTTCTTGAAGCCTAATTTAATCCGTTCTACTATAACTAATCTATAGATTCATTCAATCTTTTTATATAGTTATTATATTTTAAATAAGTTTCAGGATCATCTTCTTTTGATAAAACATGTTCCCACTATCCTGATTTCATTGCTAAATCAGCCAACTGATTTTCTATATCTTGATGTGCCTATGTAGCCTGCATAATAGGAGTTGCCATCTCCTAATAAGTTCTTGGCTTAAATACTACTGTATTTATAGGATTATAATTTATCATATCAATCAATAATTATACTATTATTATTATTTACTTGCTTTAATTCTATTTTTTTTATATTTCTATGTTCCTGTAAAAGGATTTAAATCATAATAAAAAGCATCATTACTTTTTATTTGGTTAGCAGTATATGCTTCTTCTCCTATATTATACAAATTCTAAGTTAGGTTATTTAAGTTAGCTGTTTTTGCCTAATTATAAGCATTATCAATCTACTGCATAATACCTAATTTAGCCATATCTCTACTTTGCTATAATCTTGAATTATATTGATCTGCATAGAAATTAATATTTGATTCATGCTGTTTTAAAGCATTATTTCTTTGTATAGTATCTAATAATCTATTATAATTATATTCTTCAGCTTTATTATATACATCTCCTATAGCTCTGTTAGTATTATAAGCATTTGAAAGTAATCCTGCTGTAGTAGCATATCTGTTTCCTCCGCTTGTATTTATAATATTTCTATCAGTTGCCTGACTATTAGATAATATTTTATTCATAGGTTCATAAGTACTTAATGCTTTGAAAGGGCTATAAGTACTATTAATTTTAGGAGATATGATAGTACCTGCTTCTCCTGCCATTTTAGCATATTTATAATTAGGTTTCTACTAAGAAACTAAAGCATTCATACTTGCTAATACAGGAGCATACCTAAGTAATGAAGTTAAATCTCCCACATTAACTTTATTATTATTTATAGTAGAATTTGATTTATTAGTATTAACTTTATCTACATATGCCTATAAAGTATTATTTAAGTTCGATAATTTTGAAGGTTGGGTGGTTGGGGGATTTGTTGTAAGTTGGTTTGGTACTAATGAATTTATATTATTGTAATCTACAGGAAGATAATAAGGTTTTCTATCAATATAAGGAGCTTCTTTAGTAATTTCAGGAATCATAAATCCTAAATTAGGATCATATTTTAATCCTTTAGTAGTATCTCCACCAGTAGCAAATGTATTTTGGTTTTCAGTATTATCCTCGTTAGTTTGATTAACATTGTTTTGATCAGTATTACTCTATTCCATTGCTTGATTAACTTTTTCCTGTATTAATTGTTGTACAGTAATACCTTTTTCTTTAGCTTCAATCTTTAATTTCTACATTTCCTAAGCTGCCCTTAGTTTACCTAAACTATTTTCAAGTCCTTTTATACTAATAGGATCATTAGGTCTTTCTTCACTTTCTTTTGATAGTTTATCAGCTATGTAAGCATAAGTAGAATCTTCATATTTATCAGTTAGTCCTAACTATTTAAGAAGGAATTTATCAGCAACTATTCTATTACTGAATATATAATCATTATACTTTACTTCTCCTTCTTCTACTACATTCTGTTTATCATTATTTCCTATTCCCTAAGGTACTCCTCCTAAAGGATTATTTTCATGTGTCCCACCATTTTCAATAACAGTTACACCATTATTAAAATCATCTGGTAATTTATTTTCTTTATTCATATCTTTATCTTTTATATCTAATTTTCCTCCTAAAGCAGCTATATTAAGAAGTTCATTCATACTTTGATTTATTTTAAAATCTTGTATTTCTCTATCATATACTTTACGATTTAACTGATTAATATAATTAGCTTCACTTGCTAATTTATCATTAAACTTTCTATTTCTGTTTTTATTATACCAATTAAATAATCCTCCTTTAATCTATGCTACTCCAGCTCCTATTAATGCTCCCCAAGGACCAGCTGCTGAGCCTACCTAAGCCCCTTTAATACCATTAGCTATATAATCTTTAAAGAATTTATTGTTACTAATAGAATCAAGTTCATTATAACTTACGGGAGATAAATTATAATTCATAATATCTGAAGTACTATCAAACTGTAAGTTATTTAATGATTGACTTTTTATATTATTTAATTCCTGATTGAACTAATCTTCATATCTTTTAGTTTCAGCAAAACTACCATTAGTTCCAGTCATAATATCACCAGTAGCTTGTACTCCCACATTAGCTATTCCACCAAACTTAAAACTGTTTTGGTTATTATGAAAATTATCTTTTATATTTTTTATGTTCTTACCTTTATTTAGTTTTTTCATAGTGGTAATCTATTATAAGTTATTATACAGTATATGATAAAACAATATCATGTAATTCTATTTTCTTATTAGGGTAGCCTAAAGTATACTTATGTTTTAAAGTAATATATGCCCAAGTATTTCTTATTCTTTCCATATAGTTTTTTCTGGGTATAGTAGCTCCCCACACTCTGAATTTCTTTTGAAGATTTGATTTTCCATAAGGTTTATATTCAAGTATAGATTCAGCTTTTTGATATTCATTTTCTACTATAATAGTATTAAATGTTTCATTATTTATTAGTTCATTCTACTCATTAAAACTGTCTGCTCTCCACTCTAAAGTATCGAATACTTTATCATAAGGCATATCAGGATTAGCTAATATACAAACTGAAAAATCATGATTATCTTCTATATAAGTATTAGTATCATAATTCCATTCTTTGAAGAAACTACAATAGTTATCCTTATGACAATTATATAACTATACTCTATCTTCAAAATTTTTTATAGCTATTAAATTATCCGATATATTACCCATCCAAGCCACTTCTTTATAATCAAAGAACGTCATAAAATTATCCATCTATTCACTAAAACATAATGATTCATCTTCTTTTTGAAAGTATATATCTCCTAAT